TATATCTTCATTCATATGATTAAATTTATAAAAATAAAATTAATTCTTGTTAAATTTATTTATATTTTCTTCGTTAAAGATAGGCTGGGTACATCCAACCTATCTTTAATTGTTTATGCAAGATATACAATATTATAGATATATTTTTGTCAAGAAATTTTATAAAAAAATAGGCTGCCAAACGACAGCCTATTACTATTTTACTCTATAAAAATAGGGACTTAGCCAACAGATACGCCTTTACGACCAGCGGCAACTGCACGTGGATTGACGATACCAAGACCGATAATCTCATTAACGACCCACCCGAGTTTCAGCTGTTTTGGTTCATCGGCAGGTAATACTTCTACATCTTGTCGAACGGGCATTACGCCTACGAAATCAGGATCTGCACATCCATAAACAGTACCAGGTGGTACGATTTTGCTTACGAGTAAATCTGCACCCCAGATATGAGCGTAAACACCAGTTTGTAGAATTTCTCTTTGTGTAACGGGATCAACGTCACCACCAGTAGCGCCCTGTCCGCCACCAGAACCCCAGTTTAGAATGTCATTGAATTCAATGATATTCATGAAGAATTTTGTAGTTACAAGGTCCCATTTATCAATTGAAACTTTGATCTCTGAAAGATCTCGTTTAGTTAGACCGTTATCAGCGATATCACTTAAAGTATTCTCTACCTGAGAAGCTGAATCAAGAGCGGCGAAGATGTTAGAATCTTCTTGTGCCATAATCTCTTGACGGGCTTTCTGTACTGCTCTGTCAATGACATTGAATCTACGTCTACGAACTTCATGAATACGAACTGTTGGGTTACAAATAACTTCAAACTCAGGAACTGTGATTCTCTCTGAGAATACACGACTTTCTGGAGCAGTACCATTGCTTGAAACGATTACAGCTGCAACATCGATATCTCGATCGTATACAGGAAGAGCGCCTTGAGGAAGAGGGTCAATTACTAAAGTTCTACGAGCAATACCTTGATAATCAAGGTTTCTGCGAATAGGATTCGCCATAGCTTGAGCTAAAGCTACTTTACCCTCAGTTGTGTTAATTGCATTTGCAATTATACTATCTTTCTGGGTGTTTGTTAGAGAAGGTTGCCCCGCTAAAGATGCACCAGAAGGCATGCCATCTTCTAATACGGAAGCTAATTTTACTATCGATTGTATCGCGTCTTTATATGAAGATGCGTTTAATTGTCCATTCTGTGAAAATAAGTTCATTTAACTCCTTATATATAATAATAAAACGGGGCTTACAATCTCCCGTATCAACCTAACTTACTTAGTTTTCAATTCTGAAGTGGAACACCATTTCTCTTAGGTTCATTTGAACAGCTGAAGAGGTTAGATAATTTGGTGTGGTCACTAGAGAACCGCCTGTACTAAATTCTACGAATCGTCCTATGATTGTTGGTGTGCCTGAAGCATTATCAAAAGCTTCACCAGCAGTTGCAGTAATATTACCAGCAGTGTTTGCGTATAGTGGATCACCAGATGATACGTTAGATGCTGTGGTTAATGAAGCTGCAAGACTGTCTGTGGTAACTGCATAAAGACCAGGTTTATCCCAACAAGTAACTTTGCCAGAACCAGTTGCTGTATGAGGTCCAAGAACATTCGCACCAGTAAGATTACTTGGATTGGGTACAGTAGTACCAACAACTCCACCAACTACTGTGCCAAACATTGTACCATAACCAACAGTTCCTTCGTCCAATAAGAATAATGGACGATAAGTTGAAGCTGTGGCAGTTAAAGTTCTTGAAACTGCTGGTCGAGTATAAGGTGTAGGTGAATAACCATCATATACATCAGCAGCAGCTGAATCTGTTGAATCACCAGAGGGAATTGCGAAAGGTACGTTAATTAAACGACCGACCTCACCGCCGGTTATTGTTAAATAATCATCGTCATATCCGTCAAAATTTCCTAAAGGCTGAATTCCTGACTGTTTTAAAACTAAACTCATTTGTATCCTAATGTTAAATTTGAGTTGGGTCTTGCATCTGGGTCTTAAAAAAATTAACAAATATTTTTAATTTGTTATTCTATATATGATGTAATTGATATAGAAAACTAAAAAAAATGATAAGATATATTATTTTAATTATAATTAATTGATAAATGCGTTACAATACAGAAATTTTTATAGAAAAAGCTACAAAAAAACACAACAATAGATACGATTACAGTAAAGTTATTTATAAGGATAGTTCTTCTTGTGTTAAAATAATATGCAAAAAGCATGGAGAGTTTTTACAAATTGCATCTGAACATTTAAGAGGCAGAGGGTGTCCTTATTGTTGTAAAACTAAAAAATTAACAATTGAAAAATTCATTGAAAGAGGTAATCAAATACACAACAACAAATATGATTATTCTAAAAGTGTGTATGTGAACACTTCAACAAAATTAATTATAATATGTAAAAAACATGGGGAGTTTTTACAAACACCAAACAGGCATTTAAATAACAAACAAGGTTGTCCTTATTGTAATAAAAAAAGAAAACTAACAACCGAAGAATTTATTAAAAGATCAAAAAAGGTACATGGGAACAGGTATGATTATAGTAAAGTTAATTATAAAAATTATAATACAAAAGTTAAAATAATATGTAAAGAGCATGGGGAGTTTTTGCAATTTCCTGGTGGTCATTTAAGTGGTCGGGGTTGTTTTAACTGTGGAGGATCTAAAAAATCAAATACTGAAGGATTTATAAAAAAAGCTAAAGAAGTACATGAAGTACATGGTGATAAATATGATTATAGTAAAGTTGATTATAAAAACGCAATAACAAAAGTTATAATAATATGTAAAGAGCACGGAGAGTTTTTACAAACCCCATCGGGGCATTTATCAGGTCATGGATGTTATATTTGTGGGCAATCAAGAACATCAAATACGGAAGAGTTTATAAAAAAAGCTAACAAGAAACATAATAACAAATATGATTATAATAAAGTTGATTATAAAAATATTGAAACTAAAGTTATAATAATATGCAAGAAGCATGGGGAGTTTTTACAAACCCCGCATAGTCATTTAAAAGGATTTGGTTGTTATAAATGTGGAGGAACAAAAAGATTAACAACGGAAGAATTTATAGAAAAAGCTAAAAAGGTACATGGAGATAAATATAATTATAGCAAGGTTGATTATAATGGTAGAACTAAATCGGTAAAAATAATATGTAAAGAACATGGGGAATTTGTTCAAAAACCGAGAGATCATCTTGATGGTTGCGGTTGTCAAATATGCGGGAATAGTAGAGGGGAGAATTTATTAATAAATATATTAGGGGAGTTATATGGAAAAGAATTTTGTAAGAAGAGAGCGGATTTTAATATTAATCCAGAAACGGGCAGCAAATTAGAATATGATTGTTACTGCGAAGAATTAAAAATTGCGGTTGAATATCAAGGACTTCAACATTACAAATATCCAAACAAATATCATAAAACTAAAGAAGAATTTAAAGATCAAATAAATAGAGATAATATAAAAAGAAAAAATAGTAAAGAGCATGGGATAAAATTAATAGAGATTAAAGAATTCGGTCATTTTAATAGAAAAAATATAATGAATAGAATGTTTGAAGTTCAAAAAGAGTTAGGATTTTCTAAAAAGGAAATAAAGAAAGCTATTAGAAAATTTATTAAAAATTAATTTTGTTTGATATCATTCTTCTTTTAAAAACTTCATATAATCATTAATTAGATTAAATGTTTTTTTAAGATCATTAGCGGTAGTTATTATAGTTTTACCATCGGTAATTTTACCGGATACATTAGCTCCGGTTATAGAATTTATTTTATTTTCTAATAATCTTGCGGTTTGAATTAATTCTTTATTTTCAACGCCATCTTTAGGACCATTATATTTAATACCGAATGGGTTTAAGTTTATTATTTCTTGTACAGCTTTAATATTATCTTTAGGTTTCTCTTTTTTATCTTTAGGTTTTTCTTCTTTTATTTTAGCGATCATATCTTGTATATCTTTTATAGATTTATTTACATGATCTCCGCTTAATATTGTATAAGATTTAGCTTTAGAGGCTATAGAAGAATCCGAATGATCTGATAATTTATTTCTTATTAAGGATTGTAATTGATTTACCGATTTTTTTAATTGTTCATTATTCTCTCCATCTACGGGACCGGCATAATTTATTCCCGATGGGGATGTTTTCATAAATTTTTGTAATTCTTTTATACTATTCATTTTCTTTTGGTTTGTTTGCGGAAGCTATATCGGCTTTTGCTTTTTCTATATCAAAATCTTCTTTTAGTTCTTCTTCTATTGGTTTTGATAAATTTTTAACTAAAATAGAAGTTTCTTTTTGTTTGTTTTGTTCCTCAACTTTTAGAGAATTAATTGCGGTTCCGAGAGCATCTAATATATGTTGTTCATCAGATTTGGCAAAATATCCCCCAAATTCTTTTGTTTTTTCCCATAATTGGGACCATGTGCTTCTTTCTCCGGTTTCATCGGAAGCAAAATCTTCAGATCTTTCAAAATATTTTTCTAAATAAGCATGAGTTCTCATAAGTTCCGGTAATATTCTTTTTATAGAAGATTTATATTTATTTGTCCAATCTTCCATATATTGAACTACTAATGCGGATCTTCTATCTTTTATTTCATTTTTTACATCTTCAGGATTTATGTTATCCAATTTACTTCTTGATTTGGGAGCGCTATTTAACATATTAGAAAATTGTTCCATAGCCGACATATATTCATTTCTTTTTTTATTTATAGCAACACTTATATTTTGTAAACGATCTAATATTGTGCTTATATTATTGCCTTGTTCAGAACCTTCTCCTAATATTCTATTTTGTTTATATTCTTCTATAGCGTACCATAATGAAGTAAGATTTTTTTCAACGCCATAATCTACAGGATCGGTACCATGTACTCCATAAAGATAAGCGCTAATAAGAGCTGGAACCGCTATTATTCCCGCTATTGCTACCGCAGGTAATGCTGCCTTTTTTTTTAGAGAATATTCTAATTTTTTAGCAAACAATTCTAAATCATCTTCTCCTCTTAACCTCATCTCATCAGCAATAAGAGTTATTTCCTCATGAAGATTTAATTCAGCCATTGTTTTACGACTAACTTTATTATCGGGCATTTTATTAGCTATATCTATACCGACTTCTTGTTGTTGAGTTAGATTCTCAACGAGTCCTGTATTCTCTCCATAAGTATCTGTTACCTCCACAGATTCTTTTTCTGGATGACTTTTTTCTATAAGCTCTTTTGCTGTAGAATCTTCATTCGTTTCAACATCATATAATTTTTCTTCGGAAGCTATCTTTAAAAATTCTTTCATAACTTCGCTTTCTTGGGGAATATCAAATGAATATTTGCTCATATTTATCCTTTAATTGTATAACTTTATGATATATTATTGTAAGTTTTTTAAATTTTGAATTATAATTTAGGACAAAATTAATGATTCTAATATTAAATCTACAATATCTTTTATTGTATGTATTCTTTTTCCTTGTAAAGTTTTTGGAATTCTAACATATTCGCCAAAAGCATTTAAAGATTTTTGATTATTATATTGTAAAAACTCTTTTTTTAAACTATTATAAATTCTCATAAAATTATCATATAATATAGCTTCCGCTTTTTTATTCATATTAGGATATACGGTAAATATCCAATTCCATATAGTTTTACCAAAATCTCCGGTTTTATTTTCTATATACCAAGCTTCGTTACCTTCTCCATCTTTATTTGCATTATTTAGGTGATATGTTTTACCTTGCCCTGAAAATGGTCCAGCATAATATTTCAATGTTCTTTTCTTTGAATTATCTCTTTCAGACGAAACATCTTCCTTTTCAGGTTGAGTTATAGTATCAGAATCTTCTTTTGTATATTGTCTAGGCTTAGTCCCTCTTAATACCGCGGAAGTTCCAACACCAATCCCAGCCCCAACAAGAAGACCCTTTATTAATGTACCTATAATTCTTCTAATAAACCCTCCAGAAGAAGAACGCATAAAACCTTTTAAACCACCCGAGAAAACTTTTGATAATAAACCAGCACCTGCTGCTTCTTTTATTATAAAATTTTGTTGTTCGGCTGTTATAAAGTTTCCTACGGGCTCTTCTAAGGTAGGTCCGGATATATTTGATTGTTTTAATACTTCTTCTGTTAATTGTTCTGAAGCTTTATCTACATTTACTTTATCTTGTTGATTATTATTAAATATTGTAGAGATAAATTTTGACAGAATATTATTAATTGTTGTTAATATTGTTTCTAAATCTACACCAAACCCATATTGCAAAATTGCTGTTAAAGCTGACCACCAAAAACCAAAGAAATATCCCATTGTTGCTGTTGTAACTATTTTCATAAGGCTTCCGGATATATCATTTGGATTAAAAACATCTGAAAAAGCTGCTGATATTAAGCTTGTTATAGCGGTAAACATACCCGCTTCTTTTTTAATATAGCAATCTTCATTTAAAGCTTTTAATATTTTTATTCTTTTTGATGATTCCAAAATTATCCTATATTAAATATCGAATGATGCTGATCCTGATACTGAGCTACCACCTGATTCATTAGGTTTTGATTCTCCTAATAAGAAAGGTGCTTCATTAAGCATATAACCTGCTTTTCTCCATTTATTATCTTGTTTTAATTTTGAATAAATACCGCCATTTTTACTACTTATAAATATAGTATTACCTTCTGAATTTACTTTTCTCCAACCTAAGAAATTATTACCTTTATAATATGTTTCAAATCCTTTTGTAGATAAAAAGTCATCTACTTTATTTATAAAATCTGAATCAGAGGCTCTAACTTTCCAATCTTGCTCTGGGTTTTTACTTTCAGTAGGCAATGTTACAGACGTTCTACCTGATTGTGTTTGTCTGTCAGTAAATGATTCTTCATAAGGTTTAACTTCCATTGTTGTAAGTTCAGGTATATTCTTTTTTCTCATCATATAATTAATAGAAGATTCATATTGTTTACCAAGTTGAGCTTGTTTTGGATTATATGTGTTATTAGCTTTAGCTATATCTGTATATAAATTAACAATTTCATTTATAGCGTTTTTTAATGCTGGAACATATTTATAAAATAAGCCTCTATCATTACCAAGGCTGTTCATAGCAGCACTAACTCTTCTTGTTCTCCAGGGTCTTCCTGGTAACTCGCTTGGTTTTGTTTCCATTAATATAGAATATTCAGGAACTTGATCTAACCCATAAGCTCTTAATAGATCATGTACGTGTAAGTAATCTCCAAGTTCTTTTGATCCAAATGGGTTATATAATAATTCTTTTTGAGTTTCAGTGAAACCTTCATCTAAACCAGCACCTGAAGCCCCACCTGGGTATCTTCTTCCGCCTGGACTTCTTCCGCCTGGATATTTTCTTCCGCCAACACCTCCTAAACCTCCAGCACCATAACCTCCAAGCCAAGAATCTGGTATTGTTTCGTTTGGAGCTAATTTTCTTTTTTCTGGATTATCTCCATTCATTATTTTACCAAGTTTATTTAATAATCTTTTAACAGCAACAAAATATTCTCTTTTATTTTTCAATTCAGCTTTTTTTATATCTTCAGGTTTATTTTCATCTATTTTTATATTATTGTACTGATAAGATGCTCTTTTTAACATCATTCCTAAAGTGTTTTTCCATTCAATAAACGTCCAAGGATTACCACCTTCTTCAAGAGATATATCTAAAGCTTCATCTTCTCTTCCTATAGATAACTCAGATTTAACTTCATTTTCAACTTCTTGCATTATATTCCAAAAATATTTTTCTACATCTCCAGAAATCGCTACTTTATATGAATATAAATAACCTCTATTTATTTTTTCATTTTTATATCTTTTAATTAATTTTTGTACAGCATAATCTGCTATTTCTTTACTACCAAATTCTTTTCTAAAATTTGATAAATATTTAGTAAATGTATCTTTTAATTTTTTTATAAGATTTTTTTCTTCTTCATTTGCATCTTGTGGAAGAGTACCTGGTTTTAATAAATCCCAATAAGTTCTAGCATTTATAGTTTTTTCTTGTGCTATTTTTTTATTCATAAGACCTCTTATATTCCTTCAGCGCTGATTGGGTTATAACCTTTACTATCTAAATAACCTTTAAGTGTTCCTAAAGATAATAGATTCTTTGCGGATATTCTTATACCATTTTTATCTGGCATAAAGCTATCTTCATTTCCTTCTACTGGAGGAGTATATGTTGTTGGAATCATATCATATCCAGAAGCACTTATTGCGCTTGATAAGAATTTTTTATATTTAGGATCTCCAAGTAAAGCTTGAGCATGAGCTAATATAACAATATTATTATTTACATTTTTCATTACTTGAGAATCGCTTTCACTTTTAGAAGGTTGTTTTGTATGTAATTTTTTATTAATTTTTGATTTTAATATTGGGTTTGTTTCTATATGTCTTTGAATAGATTCAAGAGAAGCTTGAGTGTTAGGACCCCAAACACCATCAGGGTTTGCTCCTTTTAAATCTCCTTTTGCTGTATCAATAGCATCAATTACTTTTGGGTCTCTTCCAACTCTAATATCTTCTGAAGATGCAAACACAGAAAAATCTTCTTGCATAGCTTGCATACCAGCTATTCTATCTTTTAATTTATCAGATCTTTTTGATTTTGAAGTATATCTACCTTTACCCCCACCTCTTTGAGTTGATATGGTCCCACCAGCTGGTGCAGCTCCAGAATCACCAGCCAAATCCGATGTTAAATCTGAAAGACCTGCTGTTTTTAAAACATAATTATCACTTGATGTTTTTATATTATAATTAGAAGCGGCTTGTTTTGCATCTTCTAAATATTCTACTGTTTTATTAAAAAAAGCTTCAGGAGTAGCTGGTACATCTGAATTATCTACACCATCTATAGATCTTAATTCTGAAAGTAAATCTCCAAATGTACTCTCATCAGTAAGATTAGATGCTTTGGAATACATTACTCTAAGAAGATTAGCGGCGTTCGCAGCTTTTCTTGATTTTTGCGGATCTCTAATTCTTATATTTTCATCTTCAGATATTTTTCTAAATATACTTGCTGCGGCATTAATATTATTTTTATAAGAATCAAAACCTTTTATAGCTTTATTTACAACAGATAAAGGTTCATTTAAAACGCCACCCATTTTTTTAATATAAGATTTTATATTTTCTTTTTGTTTGTCATATTTTTCAAAATTAGTCGATATTTTATTTACTATATTTTGATATTTTTCTTGATTAGAAGGATAAACTAAAGATAAATAATTCGCAAATGGCTTAATTGTATTTTCATTTATAGAATTTATTATTTTATAATTTCTACCAATATCTGCTAAATATTGATAAACAGACGCCATTTCTTCTGGACTAAAATAATTATCTTCAGAAAAATGATCTACAACTTTTCTCAAATTTGCTGAAGCTTCATGAAATTTATCTATTTTAGAAATAGCTTTTATATATAAAGAATTTCTTGAAGCCGCTAAACTATCAAGTTTTGAAAATGTATTTTTTGCATTCTTATAAATATTATTTATTTTTAATTCTATTTTATTTAGAAAATTATTAACAACATTTACCTTTTCTGTTTTTGATGGGTTTAAAGCAATATTTAATCTTAATTCTTTTGAAATATTATTTAAATAATTAACAACTTTAGACACACCAGGTAAACTTATATAACCTTCAGGAACATTTGTTGTTTTATCTGATTCTATTTTTTCTTTTATAATTTGTATATATTGTTTAGCTTTAGCTAATTCTTTAGATCTTGTAATATATATTTTAGTTTGTAATATAATTTCTGGATCAATATTAGCATTAAGAATTGATGCGATTTTTTCTAAATTTTCTACATTACTTTTATCTAATTTTAATTTTGGTTTTGGTAAAGATTTTAAATGACCTATAGATTGATCATAATAACTAACTAAATTATCTACACTTGATATTAAATTACTTGTTAATTCTTGTTCTTTTTTTTCCGCAGGAACATATTCTTCCCCTTCTTGAGCTATTTTATTAATCTCATCAATTAATTTTTTTTTATCATATCCAACTTTACCTGTCGGTTCATGATAAACAGTATCTAATATTCTTTTTTGAGCAAGAAGTTCATCTTCAATTCTTCCATAATCATTAGAACTTGGAAGGGGCTCATTTGAATCGGTTTTATGAGCATGTTCTAAAAGAGATTCTCCGGTTTCTTCCCACCAATTATATATATTATCTTCCTCAGAATCAGAAACTTCCGATTTGTACTCCAATGCTCTTTTTTCAAGCAATTTTGCTTGTTGTATATATCCTTTTTTTCTTAATGATGAAGCTAAAGAAATTGCATCAATAAAAACATCCCCAGTTTCTTTTAAAATATTATCGTCGGATGCAAAAGATTCTAAATTATATTCATCGGTTTCAATTTTTATTAATTTATCTTTAATAGCTATTTTTTCAAGCTCTTTCATTACAATACTATCCGAAAAATTAATATGTTTATTTGTCAATTTACCAACCATTATTCTCCCCTTTTATTAAAAATATAAGCGGCATTTGCATTTAAACCAAGTTCTTCTTCTGCTTCATTAAGTTCTTCTTTTACATATACATTCATAACGTCTTTTATAGCTCCACTCATAATTCCATCATTTTTTATATCATTCATAGTTCCATCGCTTAATCCAATATCTATAAATTGAGATTCTCCAGCCCCAGTTTCATATTCATTAGTTTCTTCATCTATAACACCAACACTGTAAGCATAATCTATCTCTCCATCCGAATCTACATCTATAGCCCCAACTTCAAAATCCTCAACTTCTGGTATACTTTCTTCAGCTTCCGCTATAAGTTGATCTATATAATCATTGGCTGAAACATAATCTTTATTTCGCATCAAAGGCTGCTTTACCCCCTCTTCTTGTTCATCTTTTGATTCATTATCATATTCATCATATTTGTTTTCTTTAGCAAATATACCCGTCTTATTAAGAGACATTTTAACAAACTCTCTAAAAATTTCAGAACTTATTGCCGCTTTCCAATCTTCATCGCCTTCTATAGCTGTATTCCATTCTGGTTTTTTCATTTTACCCTTTTGATTATATAACCTCTTTTTTATATGAAAATATTGTATAGTTAAATAATTATTTTCTATATATCATGTTAATTCATTATATATAGAAAATATAAAAAAAGAAACAACAATAAAGAAAGTAATTACATTAGTTTTAAAATTATTTTAAAAATATAAACAGGAGAAGTATGAATAAAATGTTAAATTTTGACTCTTTTACATTAATACCAACATATTCGGATATAGAATCAAGAAGTGAAGTAGATGTGTCTACTAACATATGCGAAATTAAAAGTAATTTAGCTATTATTAACGCTAACATGTTATCAATTTCTACGAAAGAAATGGTAAATGAATTATATAAATATAATACAATTTCATCTTATCATCGCTTTTTTAATTCTATGGAAAATAGAATTAAAACAATGGAAGAATTAAAAGATTATAAAGATAAAATTTTTATTTCTATTGGCACAAAAAAAGAAGAATATGATTGTGTAAAAATATTAAATGAAATTGGTTATAAAAATATAATTGTTGATGTAAATCATGGTCATCATAAAATGGTAAAAGATATAATAAAACATATTAAAAACAATTATCCTGATATGGTAGTAATGGCTGGTAATGTTTCTTCCGTTAATGGTATTTTATTTTTACAAGATGCCGGTGTCGATATTATAAAAATAGGAAATTCTTTTGGTTTTTCATGTACAACAATCAAACAAACTGGATTTGGAGCACATCCTATTGATACAGCAATAAAATATGATAAATATATAAATAAAAAGAACAAAACCCAAAAAGCTAAATTATGTATAGATGGTGGTATTAGAAATGTATCTGATATAGCTAAAAGTCTTATATTTGGAGATATTGTGATGCTTGGAAGAATGTTTGCCGGATCCAATGAATCATTTGGTAAAATTATAGATTCTGGAAATGGTATGCGCGCTAAAGAATATTTTGGTAATGCATCGGTAAAAACTAAACAAGTTATGGATGAAGAAAATCATGTAAAAAACATAGAAGGTACTACAAAATTAGTACCATTAACCGGTCCTCTAAATAATACCCTAAAATCAATTAAAGAAGGGTTACAATCAGCATTTAGTTTTGTTGGAGCTAGAAATTTAAAAGAATATCAAGAAAAAGCTAAAAATCAAATATTAATGGTGTGATATGTTAAAAAATATTTATAATAATCAAGATTCATTATATGAAAAACCAAAACATTTAACTCTTATTATATTGCCAGTTCTAAAAATGTTCTGGGGATCTAAATTTGACAAAACAACAAATAACTTTTTAAATAGTTTAAGACCTTCTATCGTTAGAATTATTAAACCAAGAAAACCTTATGCTATTGACAATAAACCTTGGAGAGTTTCTGTTTTTGTAGATAAAAACAATATAATTGAAAAAATAGAACAAGAAGTTATGATAGGTTTAGAAAAATGAATTAATTTTTAATAATGAAAAAAGAAACAAATATTAAAATAATAAAAGAATTTTTAAATAATCATCATCCAGGATCAAAATTATTATCTAATTACAAAAATTCTAAAACTAAGATTACTATCAAATGTAACAAAAATCATATTTTTAATATAACTTGGAACAAACTAAAACAAGGTAGATGGTGTAGATATTGTTGGAAAAATAAATTAACAAAAGAAGAAGATTTAATTGAATATATTAATGAACATCATCCTGGAAGCAAATTATTATCAAAATATAAAAATTCTCATTACAAAGTGAATATATTATGCGAAAAAAAACATATTTTTGAAACAACTTTTTCAAGAATTAAAACCGGTGCTTGGTGCAAGCATTGCATAGCTTTCTTCCCAAATATAGACTATGTGAAAAATTTCGTTAAAGAAAAATATAATGGAGAATGTCTTAGCGAAATTTATATAAAATGTTGTAATAAATTAATTTTTAAATGTGAAAATAATCACATTTTTAAAAAAACATGGGAATCCGTGAAAAATAATAATTCATGGTGCTTAGAGTGTAAAGGAATTAAAATCCCAACAATTGAATTTATAAATGAATTTGTAAAAAATGAATTTGATGGATATTGCTTAGAAAAACAATATGTGAATAGCAATCATAATATGATGTTTAAATGTAAAAATAACCATATATTTACCTCTAAATGGACATATATTTATAATAGTAAAGTTTGGTGCCAAAGATGTTCAGGACGGCAAGTTTCTATAATTGATATTAATAATTTTGTTAAAGAAAAGCATAATGGAAAATGTTTAAGTAAAAAATACAAGTCGATTAAAGAAAAATTATTATTCAAATGTAAAAATAACCATAAATTTGAATCATCATGGGATAGTATTAAACATGGAAAATGGTGTAGTAAATGTCGAGGCGGGGTGAAAAAATCACTTAATGAAATATGTGAATATGTTAAAGTAATGTATAATGGAGAATGTTTAAACAAACAATATAAAAATAAAGATAGTGAACTTTTATTTAAATGTGAGAATGAACATATCTTTAATAAAAGCTGGAGTAAAGTTAGAAAAGGAACTTGGTGTAATGAATGTAGGCTGCATATAGGAGAAGAATATTGTAGATATTTCTTTGAAAAAAAATTTAACAAAAAATTTCCAAAAAAAAGACCTAAATGGTTAATTAATAAAAACGGTAATAGATTAGAATTAGATGGTTTCTGTGAAGAATTAAATATGGCTTTTGAATATAATGGTAGACAACATTATGAAATTGTTGAACATTTTAAATATAACCAAAAAAAATTAGATAAAAGACAAGAAATTGATAAAATAAAAATAGAAATATGTAAAAAAAAGAATATAAAATTATACATAATACCTCAATTTAGAGGTAAATTTAAAAGAGACAATTTAGAAGATTTTATTAATAATTATGAATTTTAAAGCCACAAAAATTCAAGAAATTGATTTCTAGAAGTTGGTGGAGCTAAAATTATACCTACGTTAGGATATGCTTGGGCAGGTTGTCTTGTAGTTAATAAACCGCTTTCATTAACAAATAGATTACCATTTATAGGATAGTGTTGACCCACCTCAAATTTATCGGTAGAGTATATACCACGCATAAACCAAACTGTGAGCCGACCCGACCCACCTGTACTGTCATCACCTGGAATTCCTGGAATTTGATACGAATAAGAACACACTGCTCTAATTGAGTCCGGTATACCATCCCCATCTAAATCATAATTTAATTCTGTTCCTGAGGGAATTATTATAACACCATTTCTTTCTCGTAAATATACAGGAATACTGCAAACAAAACTATTTGGTAATATATTTGGGTTTTTTAAAGTTGTAGTTATATCTGTTACCGTTACGAGCTTACCACCAATTGATTGACCAACAGCTGGAACTATAACTTCTTCATCTATTGATGGAGCATAGAACGCGGATGTTTTTAAATCATCAATGATACCGATAGGTGCGGTACCATCAGAAACGCCACAAACTATATTATTCCCCATTAAACTTAATTGAGCTATCATTCCTGGTTCAAACTCTGAGTTTGGATCGACTGGATAAGAAAAAGGTAAGCTATTACCAACTTGAATTAATCTAAGCATTAAACTCCATTTTTTTAAAATCAAATATCTTTATTCATGTTCCCATCTTGCTCTAGGATATTCAAATTTTTCTTCTTCTTTTTCTATATCTTTTTGAACAGATTCTTCTAAGTCTTCATCATCATTAACTTCTAAAACCAAAGATTCTTCAGAAACACTTTTTATATCATGTATAGCTTCTTCTAATTTACCACAAACGCTTTTAAATTTTGTTTCATCTAATGCATCACATATTTCTTTCATCATATCTAAAGCGAGTTGAGCTTTTTCTTCTTCATTTTTATCTTTAAAAACATTTTCAACTTCATCTTTATTTTCTTTTAAAGACCCATCATCATCAAAAGATTCATATATTTTTTTTAAATTATCTAAAGTGTCTTGAGCAAAAGAGTCCATTTCTTCTGATAGTTTAATTATATTCATAATTCTCCTGTCTATATATATAACATATTATATTATTCGTTAGTTTCTTCTTGTTTTACAATTTTTGGTGGATTTGATATTCTTAATAATGCTGCTAAAGAATCTACAAATAACTGATTATCTATTAGCCCTGTAGATGTTATATTTTGTAAATCATTTATATCTGGAATATTTTGCGTTGTTCTTGCATTTCCTTTTCCTATTTTATTTAATTCTTTTAAATAACTGATTATTTTCATAAAAGAAGCATTTGCTGCTGAAATAAATTCTTTAGGAACTTTTGAATCTGGAGCTGTTAAATTAGAAGCTATTGCTGATAACTCAGCAATAGCCATATTTAAATTTGATAATTTTATTGGTGTTTGAGCTTCTTTACTAAATTCAATTGTATTTTTAGAATTTAGTCTTTTTTTTCCTCTTCATCACATTCACAAGGATCGCATTCACATTTTTCACATTTTTCGGCAGCTGTTTTTTTTGAAGCTTCTACAATCACAGATTTAATAAGTCTGTCAGCTAAGTTTTCACTTACGGTAAATCCTTTTTCTCCAAGGTAGTCAGCTACGACAACTAATGTATCTATAACATTTGATGCTTGTTTTTCCCAAGGAGGATCTCCATATTTTTCTCTTAGAAATGTTTTTTTATCTTCAGGAAGAGTATCCCATTCGGATTTTGAAACAACATAATCTGTTGGGAGTTCAATTTCTTGACCTTTTTTACCCATTTTACCAGACTTATTAGAAGCGGTTAAAAGAAGATCTTTTTCTGCTGGTGTTAATGGTTTACCCATAGCCGCTTTATTTGCAACATCAAGAACTTCAGGAGATGTAGCTGGATCTGACATTAAACGATCTGCTTTTTCTTTTAATATCGTTGCATCAATAGTTTGATCAGGAACGCCAGGAATTTGATCTACAACAGGTTCCCCAATTCCACCAACTGGTTCTGCTGGAGTTCCCCAATCTTTCATTTCTGGAGTTTGAGTTACCGGACCTTCAACTCTACGTTCTGGTAATTCTCTGTTTAGAGCTTCTTCTCTTGCTTCTTCTCCAAAATCCACTTCAGGCATAAACTGAGCTTTTTTATTAAACATTTGTTTATGTTCTTTACTATTCATAACATTTAAAACTTCTCTTGCGAAAGAATCGCCAAAACCATTATCTCTATATACCATATCTATACCTCTAAAAATTTTAAAAATAAGCTATGAGGAAAAAAAATCGCCTCATAGCTTATATTGTTTTCCTAATTATCTATCACTAAAGACTCTAACTAAATCGCTATATAGATCTGAACCTACATCTTCATTAGAAGAGTTATTACTATCAAAAGCCACTCCAACTTGCACGGAATTTGCTGATGCTTGTTTATTCATTTTTGCATGATGATCAACAATTCTTTTTACAGAAGCATAAGCATTATCATCATATCCTAAGATTTTTTCAGCTTCTTTTTTAATAGCGGCTTGATTATCATTACATAGTCCAACTTTTGCCATTTGATAAGCTAAATCAAAGGATCGTATAATTTTTGCTTTTGTATTTTCTTCTAATTCGGCTTTCTTTTCTTTTGACATTGATTCAGAATAATCTTTTAATAAAGCAGCGGCGAATTCACTTCCACCATCTACCTGACCAAAATATTTTTTCCAATAATTAGCAACGTCTTTATCTAAACCTTTTTTAACTAATGCATCAAGTTTTGAAGCATCAACTCTACCGGCTCTAATTAATTTATCTAATTTTTCTGCGGCTTTTTTAACTTTAGGTTCATGACTAACAACTTCTTGCATTTTACTTGAGACTTCTTTAATGTCTTCTACATGTGCTTCTTTAGTATCTGAAATGCCTTCTAATTTGGTACCACCTTTAGGATGAGCCTTTTGAAGCATATCAGAAAATTGTAATTTGCTTCCAACAGAAGCGGCAAGCTTATGTCGGGAAGCTTTTCTTCCTTCTGCTGTTTTCATATTAAACTCCTTATCTAATTGTTTTAAACTTGCTTCCAAAGGTTCAGGCAATGCCTCATCAGGTTCAACTTCTGTAGTATCAATTTCATCTTCATCAGAAGGAACAGGCATTACTTCAACATCTTCCTCTTCAAAACTATCAAACTGACTTTCTTTTTTGAGAGAAGCTTCTTTTTTCATTTTCTTTTCAAGAGCAGCTCTTTTTTCTATGGCATATACGCTCTTAGCATATTTTACAAATGCCATTTTAAGAACTTCTGCATCTTTAATAGCTTTCTTTGCATCTTTAGTAGCTTCTTCAGCTAATTTTTCTAAAATGCTTGGATTAGCTGCTTTATTAGCGGCTGCATCTTTAAGTAAATCAATTTCTTCTTTACAAGTTGCAAGAGTTTTGATTGAATTCTTAAAAGATTTACGAAGACCGGCATTAAGAACCATTCTAACTTTATTTAATGATGCAACTGTAGGTTCTGCTGAAGGTGAAGCTAATTCACCTAATGCTTCTTCAACAGCGACTTCTGGTTGTTCAACTTCTGTGCCAAATTCTTCTCTTTCTCCTTCCATTCCTTCTACAGCTTCTTCCATTGAAGGTAAGGCATTATCTAATACATCACTTAAACCTTTTAGACCTTCAACTACAGAATTTAATGCTGCTGTTGTATCACCTTCAGGAGTACCTTCAGTTTCTATGTCACCAGGAGGTGGTTCAGCTAATTCTCCACCTTCAGGAGCAACTGGTTCTTCCATTACAGGTTCAGGAGCGGGGGTAGGTTCAACAGGTTCAGTAGCTGGAGCTGGAGCGGCTTGAGCGCTTTTAAATAATTCATTAGCTTTATCCAAACCAACAGATTTTATTGTACTCATTAAGTGTCTTCCAAAAGATTTTTCATATAAAGGTTTATATAATGCTTTTTTATCTCCAGCTAATTCTTTAAATGATGCTGCAAAAATCATTTTATCATTTGATTTATCAAAAACTTCCCATTTATTATCACTTGCACTTGCAGAAGTAACAAGTCTGGCTTTTAATGAAGCTCTACAAAGTTTTTCTTTTAATTTTGCATCTTCAGGATAAACGCCAGTAGTATTTGGGTTTTGTAATTGTTTATCTTCTTTTCTTGCTTTTTCAGCCAGAGGATCTACAGGATATTTTTTAGGCTCTTCAGTACCTAATATATATGCTTTTTTCTTATCTAAAGATTTTTTAGCTCTTTCAACTGCTTCTGCTCTAATAGCTCTTCTTTCTTCTACACTCGCTCTTGCTAATTGTTTTTTTACATCAAGATCTTGTTTGGGTATTTCAGTGCCAGCAGCAGGGCTTAAATCAGATAATTCTCCCTTCATGTGGCTATCTTGAGTATTTCTAATAGAGTCTGCTTCTTCCGCCTCATACTGTCGTTGTTTGGGCTTTGGCTCCTCTGTACCCTGCCAATATCCCTGCTTAATATTTTTTCCCATCAAATCCTCCGTACTATTTTGTGTATTCTTATATATAGAAGTTAAAGTATTTTCCAGATTAGAAAGTTTATGTTTAATTAAATCCAAATAACTTTCACTTTCTTTCGAATTCAATCCCGCGATTCTCTTTAATGCGAAATTATTATCATTTCTTGCATTCAAAATTTCTTTTTCTAATTCCTCAACTCTAAATGATAGTTTTTTGTATTGAGAAAGTAATTCTTGAGCATTTATTTCAATTTCATTTTCAGATATTTTTGAATTCATAGTATCTAATGCTGCTAAAACTTCAAGAACTTTTGCTTTTCTATCAGCACCAGTCATAACGATACTCAACTCTATAGGATTAAGATCTGTGTTTATTTCACCATAAGAATTTCTTGTTCTAACATGATTACAATATTCAGATTCGCAAGTTGCAACATTACCACATTCAAAACAAATTGAAGCTCCTACTCCAACACCCATAGATACATCTGAAGCAACTCCAGTTTTAACATGTCTGGCTAATTCAGGATAACTAACTTTATCTAAAGCACATAAAGCAATAATTCTTTTATGTTTATCATCCCAATATGTATCAACAATCAAACCACGCATTCCATCTACACTTGAAGATTGATGATCTTTACAAAGAGGTTTTCCTATCCACTTTTTATAAGCTTTTTTTAGCTCTGATTCCGGAAATATATCTAAATTCGCATTTTTATAAGGTTTAATCGATAAATCCGAACATTTCCATTTCCAAGAACCATTTTTATCTACCTCCCATTCAGCTGTAATAGGATTTCCATTAGCATCTTTTCTAACATTCCCTTCATCATCTATTAATGCTCTTTCGGCGGCATGCATCATCACAGCCGTAAAATAAAGAAAATCATCCGCTTTTGGAGCTATTTTCTTTAAATCTTTTGCAAATTTTAAAAATCTATCATGAATTTCACTGTCAGCTTTTATAGATTCAGGTGAAATAAAACTATTATCTATACTTAAATTTTCTCCAAATTTTAATATAACCATATTCTCCTAAAGAGTAATTTCTATATATGCGAAATTTTTAGTTGAATTATTTATTTAACCAAAAAGGAGAATCGCTTGCCTTTTTACTTAAATTGTCTTCTTTATCTTCTTTAGCTTTTTTAGCTTCAGATATTTTTTCTTCTAATTCAGCTTCTTCTTCTTCATTTTTAGGTTTAATAACACTTTCAATTGTTCCTTCACTATATTTTATAATAGTCATTTAATCCTCTTTTGTTTCTTGTTCTTCTTCTTCTTCTACAATATCTTCTTTAATTTCAGTTGTCCAATCTTCCAATAAAATATTCTCTTTTATATAATCACTTATAGTTTCATCTATAAGTCTTTTTAATTGTGAAGTTTCTTTTTTAATTATTTCTATAGATTTAGTAGCGTTGTCTTGAAAGTCTATAGATTCTTTTTTGTTAGATAATACATCAACAAAATTATTTACAGATGTAGATATATTTTTCGTACTATCATCTAAAGAATTTAACATTGAATATATAGAAGTGTCACTATCAAAATCTTCCAAATATTTCATAACTTTATAAACTTTCTTTTTAATTTTTGTAAGATTTTCTTCAACAACAGAAGCAAAATTATCTAAATGAACAGATGCATCACTTGCTTGTTCGGGAGTAATTCCTTTATATTGAGAAAAAGGTTCATACATTAAATCAAGATGATCTATAAAAGATCTTATTATCTTTTCAGATAAAGAGTTAATTTCATCTAAAATAATTTTTGCTTTTTTCTTTTCTCTATTTGGAACTTTAAAAGTTATTCGATCATTATCAACAGCTTTTTTCATTAAATATTTAATAATATTTTTTCTAAAATAACTTGCTATAGCAACATCAGTAATATTTTCAGGTACATTTAACATATCAGAAACTTCTCTTGTTTCTGTATCTTCATCAATATTTTGATAAGTATTAGGGTCTTCTCTGCTATTATCTACTATATTTGCATATTTATCTTTCAAATTTGCCTCTATACCTTTACAAGTTAAACATTTATCTTTATATATTAACATACCGCAAGATTCGCATAAAACACCAGTTTTTATTGTATATTTATTATTTGCTATTAATTTAATATAATTTTTTACGTTTTCAGGTTGCATCCCAACACCAAAACCAAATGATAAAGCTTCTTTTAAAGCATCATCAAAACTCCATCCATTTTCAATTCTATATTTTGCTACAAATAATCCGGTTCTATCTTTTCCATGATAACAATGAACATAAGAAGGTACATTATTTATAATTTTAGTAGGACCTATTTTTTTTATTAGTTTTCCACCTTCTTCTAATCCAGTTTCTATTGGAATTATAATATGCTCTATTTCATTTTCTTTACAGGCATTATGTATTCTGTTACCGGATTCTTCATCTAAACTTATTATTTTATTTATACCATAAACATCTTTTAAAATTTTAACTTCCCAATCTTCTGGAGCCCCTCCTCTATATAACATATCATTTACTTTTTCAAATCTTATTGGCATATTACACCTATGACAAATTTCTTGTAATTGAATCTAAAACTCTTCTAATATAAGATTCTTTATGACCAGCTAATACATTTTTTATAAATGTTATTGATTGCCCCATAGAAGAATAATCTCCCATATCTTTATTAGCAATTTCTTGAGAATTCATACCTCTAATTTTACCGATCATTGATGAAATGGCTTTTTTCCTTCCATCTTCAGGTATTTTTTTTAATAAAAACATGACTATATCTGCAAGGCTCTTACCAGCAATATCTGGGTCTCCAAGATCTAAAACAGAAGCGGTTTTTTTAATATTTTTATCAAAAAAAGAAATTTTTAAAACTAAATTTAAATAATCACTTAAATCTTTGTTTCCACATTTACTTAAATCATTTGCTATTTTTTTAATTTCATTAGATATATAAACATCATTTCCATTATATATACTATAAACAAAAGAAGATGCTGCGTTTTTTATACCAAATTCTTTTGGATCTACAAGTTCAATATCATTAAAATCAATATTCCTTGTTAATTTAAAATTAGTAAATTTTTTTATTTTATCAGAACTTTTTATTTCTAAAATACAAGGAATACATTTTGTAGAAGCTAAATTAAAAGCATCAAAAATTTCATCTATTGAATATACTATTTCATTATTATTTAAACCATTTGAAAAAACCGAATATAACTCTTTAGAATCTTTAATAATATAATATCTCATATTAACCTATAGTTATTAAAGTACCTTCATTTAAACTAAATTTTGCTTTTTTTAACTTTCCAACCTTTAAATCATTTAAATTTATTTCTATATTATCAGAAATTCCCTCAATATATGAATGTAAAATTTTAGTATCAAGATTATTATCACAACTACATCTTATATTATAACATTTTGCCGTTTTATAAATATCACAATTAATGTTTAAATTATTTAATTTTTTACATAAATTAACAATATCTTTTAAATTATTCGTTTTTGCTTTTATAGAAAAATTATTTGTTATAGCATTAACAGGTTCATATATAGATATTGTATTATTTTTAATAATTTCATTTTTATTTTCTAATTTTGTTATTTTCATAATACCATTAACATCTATTATGGCAAACATTTTTCCTTTCATATAATCATAATCTTCAAAATTCATATTTTTATAATAGTATTTTGCATCAAGCATCTTATCTTTTTTTAAATTTATAGCTTCTTTTACAATATTAAACAAATTATTACTTTGTTTTTCTTGTTCATTTTGCTCTTCTTGTTCGTTTTGAGTTTCCACTTGAGGGGTTTCCACTTGAGGAGTTTTAGGTTGCTCGTTTTCAACAATTGGAGTTGTGTTCATCGTGTTTGCTGGTTGAGGTGTTGTTTCTTGTTTTTTAGGAGGCTCAATAACATTTGATTTTGGTTGATCAGGTAATTTAGGAGTTGAAACTGGAGGTTTAGAAACAGGAGTTACAGGATTAGATTTTACACTTTTAACGGTATTCATTGTTGGTACCGTTTGAGCTACTATAGTTTTTAATATTTTTATTCGTTTATTGATATTAATCATTATTAAACCTTTTTAGCCCCAATAACCCATTGTCGGTATATAATAAAATTATTTTGTTTTTCTGGGTTCCCCTTATCAACAATTACATAATTTACTTTTAGACGCCATTTATCGCCAGGAGAAGGTACTTTTATCCAAGGCGATGTTATAAAAACTTCAACTTCTCCTCCTTTTTTTATTCCAGTATTTTTTCCTTCAATTATACGCGTCTCTCTTGGTTCTATTTTTTTTATTTTATAAAATGGTAAATTTGAATAAAAAGCTTTTTCCATCTCAGATTCTGGAATACTATCTTGAAGATTTGAAAATTTAATAGGATCTATATGTTCTTCTTCAAATTCACCTGGAGAAGTTGTTCCTGTAGGCTCTTGTCTTAATTTACCGGCAAAAACTTGAGCTGCCCATGAAGTAAATATACTTTTAACTCCAGTAGATGATGGTTTAATATTTACCCCATATTTTATACTAACTCCAAACTGTTTACCAAATTCATGTAAATTAGAATATAACACATTATTATTATAATATTTTTCCTTATAATCAGTAAACTCAGCGCGATATCTTGGTTCATTAGACAAAGCTTTTATTTTTTTTACTGTACTTGTTAAGTCATCAATTTTAGGTTGTAAATTATTAATTTCACTTTCATACCTTGGTACGTCTAAATCATTTATAGCATCTTCAACATTTTTAATAGAATTATAAGTATCAACAAGTTTAGGTTTAAGTTCACTTGTTTGTTCAACCATAGACTCAACTTCTTTTCTTCTATCCAAATTAAATAAACTAAGAATTTTATTTTTTAATCGAGATAAAAGACCAGCATTAACAATTATATTATTAGAAGGATTAATTTCATTAGCTATTTTTATTAATTCTAACATATCATCCTAATCAGAATATTTTTGTTCATCTTCTTCCATAAAGCCAGGGGGTTCATATCCTATATCTTCTTCAACTCTCATTTTTTTAAAATCATTAGTATCTTCTTCAGTATCTTCCTCAATAACATCTTCTCCCTTCATAGATTCAAACATAAATTTTTCAAATTTATTCCAAGCGGAAGAAAATGAATCTGTTTGTATAAATCTTATATAATTATTTCCAAATCCATTTTTACCTTTAGCAACATCCCAATAAGCTTGAGCATCTCCTTGAGATCTTAATTTGTCTAACATTTTTAAAGTATTTAAATTTGCATTAAAAAGATTTACAATTGAATTAAAAACCACATCAAATGATTTTTTTAATTGTTTACCAGATTCTGTTTTACCCCAAAACCAAGAAGCTAAAAACGCTTCAGATATAAGCTCTGAAGGTAATTCATTTGCTACTTTATCTCCTTCTCCCTCTAATCTTGTCCAATCATCATTAGATTTTGTATAATATTGAAACCATCTACCAATAGAAGAAGGTCTTTCCATTTCCCATTGCTGCTCAACATCTACACCTTTTTCTACTCTTTGATTAGGATTATATTCTGGAGTCTTACCTATCTCAGAAGAAATATAATAATCTATACTTTTCAACTGCGCTGGAGGCACTCCTACAGCTTCAGCAAACTTATTTCTCATTTGATTAACTATTTGTATTAAGACCGCTTGCTCTCTAAGAAATGCAGAAACATCTTGAGCAAATTTAACGGCTTCAAGACGCCTTTTATCTTTTTTCATATCCTTTATATAATTAGCTTGTTTTCTAACTACATCTCTAAATATATCATCAGCTTTTATTAATACATCCAAAGTTTCTTTATATATATCAGAACGAGATGATAAATATTTTTTACCAATATATTTTAATGGAGAAATAATATTTCTTATACTTCTACTTTGAGCTAATTTATCCATAATACCTTAAAACGCTAAATCACTAATTATGTAGGAATGTTAGTAGATATACAATGAATATAATAAATGATGTTAATCCAATAATAAGATTAAAAACAAAAAAGATATTAAATTCTGGAATTGTTTCTAAAAATAAAAATAAATGGAGAGCTTTTTTAAGGTTTGAAAAACAATTATATTATTCTAAAACTGTTGATTCTAAAGAAAATGCTATATATGAGTTAAATATTATAAAAAAAAGTATATTAAAAAATCTAAAATATTAATTATTCCTCACCCATCTCAACGCCTCCCCCAGTTGGGGGTGCGGGTATTCCTCCACCCATCCCACCTGTAATGCCCCTTTCTTCTCCACCTTCGGCTGCACCACCGGTTTCATCTGGGGATTCTCCAGGTACTGGAATATCTGGTAAATCGGGGATATCTTCATCTTCATCTAATGCTCTTAATTCAGTTAAACTAAGTCTTGATAAGACATCTTCTTCCTTTATTTTTATAGCTTCATCTATAGATTCTTGTCTTATTTTCCGCTGTTCTTCTTCATAATCAAGTCCTAATGATCTGTACAATGTATGTATGGATACCATTTTTTTCTCTCCAACAAGTTGGCTTAATTGGGTGATGTAATCACTCATGTCGAAGAGGTTCATATGATTCCATTCTATATTTGGGACTATTAACTTTTTCTCTCCATCAGAGTAATCCCAAAAATCATGTAATTGTGCAATCGGAGCAAATACTTTAGTTCTAATCCATTTAGCTATCATATTTTGAAACTGCATATATCTTTGTCTTAAAACATCAAGACTTAAACTTCCATTAGCGTAAGTTATATCGCCACCTTCCATAATTACTTGTGGAACCATTAAACCAATATAAATTTCTTTTATTAATTTTTCTAAATCTGCATTTATATCTATTACTGTTTGTGCTCCAACTCTTTCTATTGTAACACTTCCATGAGTAATTATTTTAAAATCCTTATCATACTGAGCCTCAGCTAATAATTGTCTCCAATTTTCCAAATCTCCTTGTGTTACTTTATATTCGGCGTCTGAACTTCCACCCAACTTAACTAACGTAATTGGATTTATTAAATTATCTGCTTGAGCATATTTACATTCTCTAAGTTTATCCCAAAGCATTAAAGCTTTAAAACAAGAAGCTATAATACTTGTTCCACGAGTTTCATATGGAGATATTTTTCTTGCCAAATGAGAAATATAAAAATTATCTAAAGGTATATTTTTACCAGCTTTAACATATTTTATTATTTCTGGTGGTAATGAAGCTCTAACACGTTTACTTTCAGCATCATTATTACTAACAACTCTTTTTAGTTCATCATCTGGTTTTAAACTTATTTCTGGCTCAGTAGGTATAGCTGTTCTTTTTACATGAATAAAATCGGGGTTTTGAATTATACATCTTTTCCATTTCATAGTTGATTCATCAAGATCTAATAATGGAAATACTTCTCCAATAACAAAATATTCTTGTGCCATTTGAACACAGACATTTAAAAGATCCATTTCTTCAGCCATAGTATTGAAAAAATCTTCAATTCTTTTATCTGAACAAACTATATTTAATTTTGATATAGGATATGTTGAGTGTAAAGATAAAGCATTATTTACAATTGGATTTAAAGCAAAATAAGCTCTTGCCCAAGCATTCATTGTGCCACGATCTCTTGGCAAATGAGTATTACTTGTTAACCACAAAGGACTATAAATTTCTGGACCTTGGCGAATTGTTCCCCCTGATCCACCCCAAGCAGTACCATTAGAAGAACCCGATCCATTTATACCTAACGCGGCTTTCTTTTCAATATCCCTTTCTATACCTTTAGATGTTTTACACAAAGCAGCCACACCTAAATTAAATGGTTCTGTTTCTTTATTATATTGTTGAGAAGATCCTTCTAAAAAAACTCCTCTTTCTATATCTTTTGCAATTTCATTTTTCCTAAAACTACTTATAGATTTTGCTGCATTTACGCTTGGAGCATTTAAAACGCCTCTTCTACCAAAAACAAACCTTTCACTTTTAGAAACTTTATCCATAATCCTCTATTACAATATATAACATTAACCAGTTATTTTCATTGCTGGACAGTAAACACCAATAGCTATACCTCTACTTTTATCATTTGGTTGCTCTGAAAACATTTTAGCATTATTTTTAAATCCATTAGTAACATCAAATTTATAAGCAAGGTAAGCGTTTATAAGAGCCATTAACCCATCATTTGGAGCTAAACCTTTCGAATATTTTATTTTAACGTTACCATATCTATCTCCAATAGGCTTAGCAACCATACTTGAACAATGACTTATCAACCAAGCTATTTGTTCCCAACTTTTTAAAGGAAATCTAATAGAACCTTTTTTTAATAAATTTAAAAATTCTTCTATTTGATTATCTTTTTCAAATCTTATTATTTTTGGAGAATCTAAATCATCAAACCTTATTCTTCCTTTTATTTTAGATCCCAAAGCTTCACTTGCTAAAACTTTTAATCCATATTTGCTTTGAAGTTCTCCCATTATTTCGTGTCCATAACCAATATCACCAACAACTCTTTTTATGCTATATCTATCTATTATTTGATCAATTACTTCTAATTTATAAGATAAATCTCTTTTTTGTAATTTTGTTGCGAACTGAATACTAAATAATTTTGGACCTTCAACTTTAATAACTGTGGCTACGGTATATGATTGTCCTTTTGAAGCAACAACAACACCTTCTTTATTAGTAACATTTACATCTATTTTTTTACCCCAATCTATTCCAAGATATGTGTTCATTTCATTTGCACACTCGCTTGGTTTTACAAACTTCACCATTGGTCTATTAAAATCACCACATTTTTCTCTTATTTCTTCAGCGCTTATAGTTGCTGAATCTCCTGAATAAAACTCACCAAGAACTTCATTATTCCATGAAGTTTCATCTGATAATGGATTGTTTTCTGGTTTTTGATCTATTATATTTTTTTTTTGGTATAGAGGCATATATAATTGATTTATATGAAAACCCATATATTTAGCAACTCTTTCACCGTTTTCATCTAACTCATCGGGGTCTGTTGTATGAACCCATTTACCTCTTTCAGCGGCAAGTCTTTTATCTTGCAAATGCCCACAATTAGTACATTCTACTATAAAACCCCTATCTCTTTTATTAAAAGACAAACATCTTTCATCATTAGCATCTAACCAAATAGATTCCCACTCATCACTATTAGGGGTATATAATGGAAAATATTTTTCACATCTTTCACAACCAAGATGATAATATGATTGTGTAGATGCCATCCACATTTCATAATATTTACTATCTTTAGCTTTTGGTGTCCCCATATATATTTGAACACCTTGACTTCTTGGTCCATATTTTGACTGAGCTAAAACTTTAAGAGCATTCATTATAGCTCTTGGAAACATATCCTGAACCTCATCAAAAAACATTATATCATAAGTTCTACCTCTTATTCTATCAGCATTAACGCCTATAGAGTCAACAGATATACTATTATCATTAAAAAATGATTTGAAATAAATAGATTCACTATTTGTTGAATCCATTATAGAATTTATATAACTTCTTATTTTACCATCTTCGCATTTAATTTGTTTTGAAGAATTTATAGTGCTTGATAATTTTGTTTTTGAATAATAATTAGCAATATCTAACTGAGGAAACATATGAGCTACTCTTATTGGGGGTTTTCCATTTTTACCAAATATATTACATCCAGCCCAAAATAACTCAAGGTTAACACCCATAGTAGTAGCACCAACCTGTCTACCTTTTACTAAAACTATAGGTAAAGAGTTTTCATTAAGACTTTTTAATCCTATATATCTATAAATATCAACGAATGGTTTATAACCATTACCTCGTAATCTAAAAGGATTACCATCTAATGTTAAATAATTTTCACAAAAGTTAACAGGATCTATATTTAATATAGATTCTTTTAATTTATCAAATAAACTTTTATAATTAGATAAATCTTTTTTAAGCTCCACGCTCACTTTCTTCCTTACTTTCAAAATTAAAATACGATATATTTCTTTGATCTGAATTAATGTTTTGATTATCTTTACTTTTTAAAGCAGAATTATAATCTATATTTTCATCATTTTGTTCAATTTTAGAACTAATATAATCTATTAACTGTGCATCCATTGTAACACCTTTTAAATCTTCAGGTATTTTTGGATCATTATTTACAAGATCTTGTAACTTATTAATAATATCTATTGTTCTATTATATTCTCCAGAAGCTAAAACGTTATCAATAGAACTTTTTACTTCTGGTATTTCAACTAAAGATTCTGGATCTCCTTTATATTCTTCATTATCATCTATAACTTGAGCTGTTTTTTTATTATCCTCACTTTTCTCTATTTCAGCATTGATTTGATTAATATAGTCATTTAATCCAGTTCTTTTCCTAAAACTTTCAAGGTATTCAGCTATACCATTTTTTGATGATGTAAAATTATTAAATAACAAATCTTGTATATTATTTACTGGATATGAAATTTTATTTATATTTTTATCATAATTATTTGTTATTTCATTTTCAAAACTTTCGTCACTATCAAGTCTATTAAATTTCATATTACCCTTATGCATAATATTGTGTATGATATTCGCTTACTCTTGATTTAGATGGAAGTATATCATCTTCTCCAAAATTAACTCTATCAAGTAAAACAGGATAACCCATATCTTTTATAAGTGTAGCAAGTTGAAACTTTTCTCTATTATCAAGATCGTAATCTTTGGCAAATTTATTATAACACTCTTCCATATCTTTACCAGCTTGAACTACACTTTCTATACAAGCTCTTGCTATATTTGATATAAAATAAGGAACTGTAACAATTATTTTACCTGTAGTTGTAGTTTCAGCTTCTTTCACTAAAGAACTTTCAAAAGCTGCTTTTTTTCCTCTACGACGTCTAAATTTTTTAGTTTTAAGTTTTTCCAATCTATCTATGAGATTAGTTATACCTTTTTCAATTTCTTCTCTTGCTTGTTCTGCTTTGGCAGCATCTATCTCTCTTTTATAATCTTTTTTCATAGCATTAGAAATTTCTCTATCTAATCTTTCAAAATATGCTAAAGCTCTTTCAACTCCAGTAGTATCCTTACCACTATGTTTTGGAACGCCTTCAAACATTCTTTGAATCCAATCCAAAAAAGAAGGCGTCCCTCCTTGTCTTTCCCAATCCCAAGGATCAACATCCTCAGGAATTTCTTCTTCTATTTCTACCGGCTCTTCTTCTTCAATAAATTCATCTTCTATAGCTCCAGGAATTAGATCAAGTTTAAAAAATATTTCTTTAGGCTCAACATCTTCAGGATCTTTTCCTTCATTTTCTTCATTCCAATCATCAACTTCTTCAACCACACTATCAAAAAATTGATCTAAAGACTCTGAAGGGTCTTCATCAACTTCTAAAGTTATCGGCATAACTTCATCTAATTCCAAATCTTTTTTATCTTCTAATGCTTTTTTTTCCATTTCTTCTCCATATGTGCATATTTAATATGAAAAAATTACTTAATGCTATATATATATGTGGCTGAATTAGCAAAAATATAAATATATTTGTTATTCATCATCACCGTCTTTTTTTAAATCATTTTTTTCTTCAGCAAAAAAATAATGATTAACTCCTAAATAATTAGAATTAAATGGTACAGAATAAAAACCAATATCCATATATGAATTCTGCATTGGTTCAGCATTAAAAGTAGCAGAACCGAGACCTGCGGCATAATCTCCAAAATTACATTCTACTTTATCATTATCAAAAATAACATTAGCATATTTACACTTACCTTTTTTCTTATCACTTTGTTTATCAAATATAAAAATTCTATTATTAGCTTTAGATACAAGCTCTTTTTCTTCTTCATTTTCAACTTCTTTTAATGGACACATATCTTCTATTGAAGAGCCAACAGTTTCACAAGCCTCATTTATAGGCAAACCAAAGGGACATTTTCTTTCACCATCTTCCCTTATAACACATAATTTTACTATTTTTTTCATAACAAAACCTTTTTAAATACCTCTAATGTATGGTAATTTATTTTTAATGTTTAATACTTGAATCATTTTTTTTGTTACTTGCGGATTTTTTATTACAGCTTTATCTAATTTAGATTTAATATATTCTTCATCTAACAAAGATATAGCTTTATTGTTTTCTCTTATCCATTTTACAACTCTTAATGATGGAATAAATCTTAATTTTGCAGCCAAATAAACAACTCTAATAATTCTTTTAGGATCATAAGAAAAAGTAATTTTAGGAGATAAACATGTATCTATTTTCCTATTTTTTATATCATTCATAGCAAAACCAGTAACGTCTATTACAGAAGATAAATTCATTGGCATTAATAATGTGTTTATAGTAAAATCCCTACTATATATTTCTTGTTGCATATTTGTAGGATTTTTTATTCCAGATCTAATTAATATTTCTTTTATATTTGGAATTTTAAAATTACTACTAAAATCTATTTTATATTTTCCATAATTTATTTTACTATGACCATCTGGAAATTTTATTAATGAAGATCCTAACATTTTAGATACATTTTTTGCTAATAAATGTATTGTTTCATCTCCACAAGTTATATCTAAATCATCTATTTTTTTTAAATCTTTCATAAAAACATCTCTACAAAACCCACCAACTAAATATGGTTTAGATATATTTTTAGGTTCAGCAGCTTCTGCTATTGTTTTTAATAGATTCTTTAAGGGCATTTATACCGTAGGTACAGTTTCTGGTTTATTTACAACTTGTTCTTGAACGGGTTTTTGTTCTGGAATTATAGCTTCTTCGGCTTTTTCTTTTACAGGTGTAGGTTTATTTTTTATTTCTGTAGGCTCTTCTTCGTTTAAATATTGCTCCATTTCTTTATCTATTATACTTTCAGGTCTTTTGTTTTTATTTAATACATCATAATTTATCATAGATTCACCTTCATCATTTACTGAAGAAATTAATCTTGATAAAATTTCTTCTATTCTTGATTGGCAATATTGATTTGAATCAAGAGCAGATTTTGTAGCTTCAGCTAATGATGGGAAAAACCCGGACAAACCAAGAGCATCTAACATCAGATCTACTATACTTAATTGTCTTGCAATTTCTCTATTTTGAAAAACTTTACTTAAAGCTTTTAATCTATCTACAACGTCAGATATTTTTATATTTGGAAAAATCGCTTCCATATCAAGTTTATCAACCGATGATGGTTTTATTTGTTGATTTTCTTTTTCTGGTTTTACTTTAGCTTCTTCAGGAGCAATAGTTTTTGGGTCTATGGTTTCAATTGGAATTTCTTCTTCTGGTTTATCAGGAACAAATGTGTCTGGCGGTGTGTCTGTAGTTATTTCTGGAGATACATCTTGAGCTAATTTAATTCTATTATCCCTATTTTTAGCAAATTTAACTAATCTTGCTATTTTAGATATATTTTCAGAAATCTCTTCAAGCTCTAAAACTTCTTTTGTGTTTATATTGTACCATTTATGTGAAGAAGTTTTTTCTTTAAAATTTTCAATTATATCATCAAATTTTTCTTTAATTTTATTAGGGTTCATATCTGGTGAAGGATAACCCCTAACTCTTTCTATAAAAGTATCAAGAGCTAATTTACCATCGCCTGCATCATCTGTGCTTTTAGACTCATTAGTTTTAGAAGTTTCAGAAGACATTGGATCATCTAAATTCATATCATCAAGAGATGGCATTTGAGCTGTTTTATTTAAATATTGTAAAATATTTTCATCACATTCAGATTCTTTAAGTATATTAGCTGTTCTATAAATAACATCTTGAATCATAGATGCAGTTCTAATTCCAAGAATATCCCCTTCTAAATCTAAAATTGATTTCATTATTTTTGAATAATCTTTTCCTAAAAGATGAGGTCCATCTCTTGTAGATAAAATCTTTTTTATAGAATTAATTCTACCAAGAACTTTTTGTTTTACTATTTCATCTCTTGATTTTGTAGATTTAGAATAATCTTCTGTATCTTTTTTTACATTAGAAGTTAATCCAGGGATATGTTGAAATTCTAACATGTTATCAGAATAAGCAATTCTATATAACTTATTAATTCCCCTTTTTTGATCCTTTACCCAATTATTAAAATCTAATTTTTCATCCATATCTCTCCAATCTTTTGTAATGTAATCAAATGCTTCCCTAAATGATCCATATAACTTTTCTCTTATAATAATATCATTCAATGCAGTCTTCCATTTATTAAGATTATATTTTTTTGGATTTATATCTTCTCCATAATTAGGATATGCTTTTTTAATAAACTTTGATTGAGAAAAATACTTTATTATTTTTTCTTTTATATCATTAGAACATTTTATATTATTATAATCAGACATAATATAAAATAAAACATCCGACATTATTTTTTTATTATATTCTCCAAATATATTTTTCAAAAAAATTGGGACATATTGAGATGCATAATGAAAAACTTTTAAACTTTTATTATTTGAAACTCCATACTTATCAAGCATATATGCTTCTTTAAAAATATAAGATTTATATTTTTTATTTGAATTTTTAATCTTATTTTCTATTTGTTCTTTTAAAAAAGCATTAATCATATTCACCTTCGTTTTTTTTAGGTAATAAAGAAGCTTCAATCATTTCTATATTTTTCTCTTCTTTATCTCCTAAAATTTGCATATTTTCTTTATATTGAAGTTTTTCAACTTTAGAAACAATTTTTTCCATAACAATAGAAGCTGTTTCTAAATCCAATTCAGATACAGCTTCTTGTATAGCTTGTTGTATAATAGAAGCTTGTTGATCTATTGTTTGTATTGCAACATTATGTTGTATTATTTGATCCGGTTCTCCTTGAGCTTTTCTTATTTCTTTCATATAAGACAATAATTGAGCAAAATATTTTATAAGAGCTTCATCTGTTTTTAAATTTGATGGATTATTAATCGCATTATCATATAAATGTTGAACTCTATTATCCATAACATTTACAAGTTCAAACATTCTTTCTTCTAAATTAACATGTTTTTTTAAAGCTTCTTTTTTTAATTCTTTATATGTTTTATTTTTTTTTACAACTATATCTAAATCTTCTTCTATTTCTGCAAGTTGATTCTCTTTATATTTTTGTTTAAGATCCTCTAATACAGCCCCCTTAATGTTTAAAAAATTTTTTCTATAGTCATCCAACGTCTGGAATGCTACATGATTTTTTTTACTGTTAGGATATTTATGTCTAAGCCAATTAGATACTGATCTTACAGAATCACCAGATGCCAACTTTGAAGTTATTTGGTCTCTGTCTGGATGATTTAATATTTTTCCATATTTTGTAGACATCTTTCATTTTATTTAAATTGTGTAGGAATTTTAACACCTTCTAAATTTTCTGTTTGATTTTCTACAGAAGTTCCAGGAACTTTTTTATTATTCAAATTATACCCAGAATTAAAGTCTATTTGTTCACCCGTATCAATATTATAATACACGCCTTCTCTTACTCTAACCATAGGGGTACCTGGAGAACCAGGAAAACTTCTTGAAGATAAAGGTGCTTGTAATGGTCTGTAAGAACCATTTTCTGTATCATCTATACTGGCTTTTATTTTTTTTTTATCTACAGAATCTCTTGATCGTTTTTTTATATCTTCAATTTTTTTATCCATAGCGTATTTAAATTTTTCTTGTTCTTCTACAGTTGAAGACATTGTTAATATAATTTCATCAATTAAATTGGCTTTTTTAATTAAATCTGGGTTATTTGAATTATCAAATTCATTAGCCATTGACACTAAACTATCTAAAGCGTCACTAACATTAAAATCATATTTGTTAGTATCCTCTATACCAGATACTAATTGTATATCTAATGCCGCCTTTCTAAGAATAGCTGCTGCTAAAACATTAGCATTAGCAGCAACACTTAAAGAATTATCATCAAACTCAAGTAAATTAAATACTTCATTATTTGGATCATCTAACCAATTAGCAAAACTTTTTAACAAATCATAAGCAAATAAATGATTTTTTTTCTTTAATTCTTTTTCTTTTTTTTCTATATTATCCAAGATACACCCTTATAATAAAACTTTACTTGCATTAAATAAAACGCCTTCATAAGTATCTTGCATTGATTTTCTATATTTAGGAATACATTTTCCATTTTCATCAAAAGCAATTTTACTTAATGGTAGATTTAAATGTCCACATAATGCTTCTTGATGTGTTGGTGAATGTACAATTCTATTACATTTATGAGGCGATGAAGCTTTTTTATTTAAACCATCATTAGCATAATCTAAACTTCTCATATATTCAACCAAACCTTTAGAATAAGTTTCATGACTGGCAGTTTCAGATAAAACTATTAAAGCATCTTCGGCTAATTTGTATTGACCATTATCAGCAGCATTTGATATAATTTCAATCAATTCACTTGGTTTCAAACCATAATGAGGAGAAACAGTTGCTACCATTTTAGAATCAGATATTTGATTTAATACTATTTTATCAATTCCTTCTTTTGTAAATTCAAAAACGCTATCTTTTACAGCAACTATAGATGGTATCATTGGTTTGTTATTTTTCATTTCAACAATAGCTTCAAATCCAACAGGACCATTTTTTGAATCACAGCTTACAGCATATATAATAGAATCATCACAAACAGATGAAACTGATACTTGTGGATTATATCCAAAAGAACTTATCTTATTAATTAAAACTTTTCTACCATTATCAACTGCTCTTTTACCAAAAGTAAATTCTGCAACTCCTTTACTTTCAGTTAAATATGATGCAAATAATTTTTTATCTTCATGTTCAGCAATTTTTACTTCTCCACCATCATCTGTATATAAACCAGATTCTGTAACTATAGAAGGTCCATCTATTAAAATCTCATTATTAGATGCGTTTTTAGTTAGATTTTCATTATTTAAACTTTCTTGAGCAAATAAAGCTTTTAATTCAAATTCAGAATAGTCTTTTATATTATTAATTGATGATAATGAACCTAAAACAACTTTAGGGTCTATCGCTAAACTATTACCAGCAGAAGATATTATAGACTCTTTTAATGTTTTTTTATTTAATTCTAAAACTCCAATTTTTGATATTATAACTGAAGGTATAATTGTTCCAGATTTTGATATTTCTACAGGAACTAATACATGTGCTTCACCTTTTGGAGTTTCATAAGAAGCATCACATATTATATAATTATCACTACCAGCGATAGTTTTTACTGTTTTTGGTGTATAACCAACTCTTGAAAGTTCTAATGATGATAAAGTCTCTGCTTGTTTTGCAAACTTAGGATCATAATTTTTTACCTGTCCATACTTTGCAGGTTTACCTTTTTCATCCCATAAATTTGATAAAGCATTAGATGTTTTTAAATCTGAACATTGATATATATCAACATCCGCTTCTTCTGGTTTACCAGCAATTTCTCTTTCTTCATCAACATCTGTAATGTCTAATTCATTTGCAAAAATTTCTTTAGCTTTTGTATATCGACTATTAAATTTATGATATATGTTTTTAAATTCCCCACGAGTTATAAAAATCTTTCCATTTTGATTCATTTTTTGTAAAATATTAGCCATCAATCTTAATGTTTGATCATTTGGTGATTGTTGAGCATGTTTATAAGCTCTGTTTGCTAACAATGGTACAGCTAACTTTTCATTATTACTTATATCATTAGTAACTGCTTTAATAGTATTTATTAATTCTAAAGGATTTACCATCATACACCGTTTATAACATCTCTGGAAATTTTTTAATTAACTCTTCTTTATATTCCTTATTAACGCTATTTAACATAGCTTGTACCACCTTTTTATTATTTTTTAATCTTTCAGGTAAATTTTTTAGAAATGAATGTACTTCTATTTCTGGAATTCCTATCTCTGCAAAAACTATATTTGTAACAGGAACATTTTCATAAAAAATAGTTGCTGTTTTATTAAACTTATCTTTTTCAATAGACCATGAATTAGAAACCAAAGAATCTGGTTCCTCATCATACATAGCTGCTATATATTCAGTGCCATCATTTTCATCTTTAACTATTTTCCATAAACCAGTTTTACCATCTTCATATCTAAATCTAACAAGACCACAACCTATCTTTGTAACCCTATCTTCAACACTGGCTAATTTATACATTTTTGGGGTACTAATTTTTTCTGTGAACTCATCGATATTGAATTTATATCTGTCCATTAAACCTCCACTATTCAAAAATATGCGATTTGATTACTATATTGAAATTAAAATATTATATTTGTATTTTAGGAATAATTAAAAAATTAAAAAAAATTTTTAAAGTTCAACGCATTCATTAATTTCTTGTATTTTTTTTAAAATTTCTTGTATCTTTTCATCAGATTTACAAAGTTTTGAAATTTTCTTAATAGCTCCGCCATATCGTTTTTTTTGATTTTTATAATCAATATTACCTTTAATAACCTTATGAACAGAGGTTTGGTTTATTCCAAGTTCTTTCGCTATTTCATTTTGAGTTTTATTTTGTACATATAATTTAATAACTTCTTTTTGTCTTTTTGTTAAACCAAACTCAATTAATTCCCAAACTCTTTTCTTTAATTCCTCTTTAAGATCTAAAAGCTCTTCGTTATATCCAAAAGGTTGTAATTTATACATCATCCCCTGTGCTAAAGACAAATCTCCCATTATATGAGGACACACACTGGTCTCAAGTAGATACGGTTGGTAACTGTCACTACGATTTTTATCTCGGTCCATATATTTTTTTTTCTTTATCATACAATATTATATATCAACTAAATTGCGTTTATAAGCATCAACAATATTAATTCCTTTAATAATATTTCTTATAAAACTTTCATGTTTATGAACTTGCTTTTTTATTTCTATTATAGAAAAGCCATCATTGTGAAGTTTTAAAATTTTACGTTTTGAATTATTTATATTTTTAACAAAAATTTTATAATTATCATATTTTCTTTTACATCTTAAATATTTATTTGTGTTCTTAAAAATATAATTACAAACAATTAAAGCTTTGCCATAATTATAAGACAAATTATAAATATAATTTTTATTCCTATTTTGTTTGTATATTTTTGAATATATTTTTGTTTTTTTATTTATAAAATCTCTAAGCCCAATTAAAAAATTATTAGAACATGATGTGAAACAAACTCTAAGATGCAAACCTTTATTATATTTAGAACAATCAAAACAACTAATAGAACCATCAGCTGCCAAATAGCCAGAAATAAAAAAAGGCATAAATCTATCATCGATATTAGTCGGAAAAATTAATGTTTTTGATTTATTAGAATTAAGCTTATAGATATTTCTTAACTCATCACATAATGTTTTTTTGTATAAATTAATATATGTACCGTTATTTCTTTTATCATTAAATATTTTTAATTTATTATAAAATAAAGAATTATTTATATTATTTAAAACTTCATCTTTATTAGAAGAATATATAACTATTTTATAGTTGTCAACATGTCCATCACCAAATATAACTCCAAGACAAAAAGCTTTTTCTTTGTTCAAATAATTAAAACTAAATTCACTGTTTATTTGCATTATTTTTTAAACAACTTCTATTTTTTTTAAAACTTTAATTATTTTATTTTTATTACCAGAGCAATCTTTAACGTATGTATTTATCATATTTGAAGCATCTGATCCACAAATATAAGATATAAACTTATTTAACTCTTCTTTTTCGGTTTTACTTATAGATATAGAATTTAATGTATATTCATCAAACAAGTTATAAGTTCTTGGAAATAGTTCTTTTATAATTATTGCAGCTGCTTTAGCAAATTCTCTTGTTTCCCATTGAGCGTGAGGATGCATTCTAAGAGACAAAAAATGCAACCAATTTCTTAAATCTGTTTTAGCTCTTATTCTTGAATAACGAGAAACCGGCGTGTTAATTCTCGCAACTTCTCGTGATAAATTTGCCTCATCTACAGAATAAATATAATTATCAAAAATATCTTGTTGTTCTGTATTAAAATTTTTTAATATATTATTTTTATAATAATCATCAATTTGATTTTCAGACGATCCTTGTTTATTAGATTTAGATTGTTTAGTTAATCTATCAGATGAGGGTATATAATGTAAATTTGGCATCATAGTATAACGAGCGCTTAATTCATTAAAAGAAAAAGTTCTATGCCTCATAATTTGTCTAAAAACAAATATAGGAGCTTGTATCTCTACTTGTAACTCCCCTCCACACTCAAAAGGAGTCATATGTTTGTTTTCATATAAATATCTTAATAATTTAGCATCTTTATCCCACCCTTCAAACCCTTTATTTGTTGACATTCTTGCAGCTTCTATAACCGACCGATCTGACCCCATATGATCAATATATTTTACATAACCATGATCTAAAACTTTAATTACGTTATCCATAACTAATTTCTCCTTTAATATTTTTAATTTTCAATTTTAAAATCATTTATATTAATATCCCAATTATTAACTTTAATAAAATCATCTACATCTTTTTCAAAATCAATTTTTAATTTATTAAAATTAAATCTATATTTTTTAGATTGATTTTTTGCTTTATTAATTCCTTCCTCACCAGCCTCATCATTATCTAATAATAAATAAAAGTTATTTGTAAATCTTTTTAATAATAATATTTGTTGAAAAATTAATTTACTACCACATAAAGCAACACAATTTTTAATTCCAGCGGAATATAAAGAGTAAAAATCGAACTGACCTTCTACTATCACAACTTTATTATTTTTTAAAATTTCATTATAACTTTTATCTAAACCAAAAACATAATATTTTTTTGAGAATGGTAAATGTTTATATTTAGAAATTTTATATTTTTTTTGATTTTCTTGCGAAGACATTGTTCTTCCAGAAATACTGACCACATTTCCATAAATATCAAAAAATGGAATTAACAATGTATTATTTCTAAAAAATGTTTTTTGTTTAGAATAATATAAATAAAGAATACCAATTTCATTAAAAATTTTTTCTGGATCTTCTTTTGTTATTATTCCAAATTCATCCATAAAATCAATAAAATGATTTTGTTTATATGGAAAAAAACCAAATTTAAAATAATCAATATATTTTTCTGATGACAGCCTTTTTTTTAAATATGACAATTCTTTTTCAGCAACAGGTCTATGTAACCAATTATTAGATAAATCTAAAAATATATTTAAATAGTGCCACCTATCTTTTATATTCATTACACATTAGCCTTTTTAATATAAGCTTTTAATAATTTTTTAAAATAATCTGTTAATTCTAAAGGTTGTTCACAATAAAAACAAACAAATTCACCATTTAATTCTTTTGGTTGACCAACTCTTGTACATTTTTTACATTCAACGGAATAAGCTTTACCTGTATATTTTGATCTAACTTTACCTAATCCAATCATCGATCTTTTAGTAAAGTCTGTAACACCTTCTATTGGTTTACCGCATTCAGAACATATTACTTCATTTGTTTCTTTATCAAGCAAAGAATCACTTGTAGTTTTATAACACCCTTTATTTTTACACATTAAAGTAGCCATAAGTATCTCCTATAGTTTTTCGTCAACGGTTATACTTCCGTCTTGGTTCTTTTTATATTTATTAAAATTATCCAATTTTCTTTTCAAATCTTCTAAAAATTTTGGATTTTCTTTCATATATTCTTGAACTTTTTTATCTCCTTGTAGTTTTTCTCCAGAAGGTAAAGTATACCATCCAGCCCCACCTTTAATAATTAAATTGTGTTTTACAGCTAAAGATAAAATTTCCAAATCAACATCTACAATTCCTATCTCATCATATCCAGCCCCTTCTGAAAATAAAAATGTAGTTTCACAATTTTTAGGAGCGGGTCCAAATCTGCTTTTCTTCAACACAGCCTTAACTTTTTGACCAACAATAGTATTTCTATCTCCATCTGTATCTAAAATTAAAGAATCTACGGCATTTCTTTTTTCTAAATATAAATTTAAGCTCATTTGATGGCGAATATTTTCTCCACCAGGATGATGATATTTTTCTCCAAACATTTCATCAGCCATGTTCTGTCTAACTTGATTAATTAATATCATAGCAGTTCCAGACTGTTCTAATATATCTGAAATTCGTCTAATCTCTACCGTAAGAAATCCAGATAAAGCAGATACAGTAACACCCCCAATAGGAGAAGCTTTTTCTTTAGGACTAACTATTGATGCTAAAGAATCTATTACTATTAATGGACATTCTAAATTTCCAGCAATTATTTCATCTAAAATACCATTAGCTATCTTTTTAGCCCCAAATTTATCTTTTTTTATTTTACCATATATAGCTTCAAATATATCTACACCATCAGTTTTCTTAATAATTAACATTCTATTTTTATCAGGATCTTTACTCCATATACCCATCTTTTCAGCCCAATCATAACAAAAACTACGTTCTGTATCAAACCACACTATATAAGCGTTTGGGTTGGCTTTTAAAGCATTCTTAGCAGCAACTAAGCTTAAAAAAGACTTCCCCGAACCTTGAGGTCCATATATATGACTTATTCTTCCGCGTGGAAACCCACCAATACCAATCATATCATTCACATTAGGAGATCCGCTATCTATAACTTCTATATTGGTTTTCTTAGAAACAAAACCGGCATAATCTTTGTTTATCTTTTCTAAAAATGAAAATGTTTTCTCTATGTTTGATTGTTCCTTTGTTTTTGACATCTACTCTCCTCTTATTTGTTTTTTCAATTTTTTTAGAAACCCCTCCATTTAGAGAAGGGTAGTTCACATATTAAGTATAATTTCATTTATATATTTTTTCTAATTCTTTTTTAAGTTCTTCAGTTAACTTTTCTTTTTCAGGATATTTTAATTGAACTTTAGCTATATGATGACCTTTATTAGCCAACACATTATTTTTTTTATCTTTATGTTCTAAAACACCACAATTTTTTATTATAATTGTATCATTTATATTTGTCATTTTATTTATAGTTGTTTCTTTTTCTCCATGTATTGTATTTATTTTATATTTCCCTCCAAAAAGTAAAATATTAAATGGTATATTAACATTAGAAATAACATTTCTTCCTGAAATATGCATTCCTTCAAATTCACCTTTACCTATTATTTCTGGTACAATATTTACAACAAGATCACCTTTTTCCCCACCTCTTTCATTTCCTTGTTTTTTTATTAAAAATGATACAGCCGTATCTCCTATTGGAGGTATAAATAAAGTTTCCGTTCTTTTTTTAGAAAAAAACCCAGCCCCTTTACATTTAGTACAAGGTTGAGTTTCTTTTCCGGTACCTTTACATTTATTACATGTAACAGAAAAACTTCTAAACATTCCCATACCCACTTGTGTTCGAGAAGTTAATACCCCATTACCATTACAATGATTACAAACTTTATTATTATATATTTTTATACCAATTCCTTTACATTCTTCACAACTACTTTTTATCTTATAAGAAAAAGTTTTTTTACATCCAAAAACACTTTCTTTAAATGTTAACTTTACTTTTATATGCAAATCTGGAATTATATTGGAAGGTCTTTTATTAAAATTAAAATTCATTCCATTATTAAATAATTCATTAAATAAATCATTAATATTACCTACGCCATTCATTCCATCAAAATTCATTTCATTATAATCATCTTCAGCTTTTTGTTTGCCAGAAAGTATCTGATAAGCTTCATTAATTAATTTAAACTTCTCTTCAGCTTTAGGATCTTCTTTATTTGTGTCTGGATGGTTTTTAGCAGCAAGAGTTCTAAATGCCTTTTTTATATCATTTTCCGAAGCATCTTCTTGTAAACCTAATGTGTTATAAGCTTCCGCTTTTTTCATTCTATTTCTCCAATCTTATAAGCATGGGTTATACTAACTCCAAAAGAATCAGCTATATCTTCAGATTCTTTTGCTATTTTATTTTTAGAATTAATTACATATGGAAATTCCCATTTTTTATTACATCTATCTAATATTACTTTTTCAACACATCTTGGCATATCTTGTTTTTTTACATCTTTTTCATTTACTAATTTTTTTATCGAAGCTCTTATAGTAGCTACTTTATAAAAAGTAGGTTCTGTATTAAACATTTCATAAAATACAGATGAAACAAATCTGTTATAAATAGCAAGTTTAGTTATAGTTCTTGCTGTAGAATTAAAATTACCTTTACCTTTAGAAATAAAAAATGGAAATTCTTCTATAGAAATTTCCAAATCTTTTTTTCTTTTATATGGTTTAAATTGATCTAAAATAATTTTTTTTAATTCAATTAAACTTTCTATTTCCTGAAGTTTTGGCGGTTTAATATAACCACACTTTATACTATTATTTAGTATATTTTTATTTTTTATTTCAAAATAATTCCACCCTATAACAGATGAACTTATATCTAAACCTATATATTTCATATTATCCTTAACAAAATTGCCAAGCATAAGCTTGGCAATTTATATATTATTAGTTTTACTACATTATTTATGTTCTTTTTACTGTAAACTCATAATCTCCATCATTAACAACACCATCTGAAACCTGCTGAGCTTTAGAAGCTGAAGATTCCATTTCAGCATTTCTTTCAGTATCTCTTGCAACAAAACTATGTATTCTTTCTATAGTGCTTTTAACTTCTTCTGGTGAAGGTGGCTGAATAAATTCTTCTAATTCATTTTCATCAAAATTAGCCTCTACAACAGACATCTCTTCAGCAGTTAACGGTCTTTTTTCCGCAGGGAATGCTTGATAAAAGTTTTGAGCTCCACCATTTGGATCTCTAATTACATTTACAAAATATTCAGTTGGATCATTATAACCTTCCATATTTTTAGTAATAGCTTTTATTCTATTATAAAGTTGAGGGCTCATATCTAAAATTTTAATTTCTCCACCCATTAATACAGCAGCCACATATTTAGTTTTTATTGGATTTGCAGTTGCACATAAAGGACAATCATTTACAGCGCATTTTATTTTTCTTCCAAATTGAAGTTTATCACCATCAAATTTAACCCTGTGTTCTAAATATTTATAAGCATCAGAAACAAATCTAACTTTATTACTACCATTAATTAATTTTGCAAATTTATTATTTCTATTTGAATTATCGTCCCAACCTACTTTTCCGTATGATTTACTCATTTTATACCTCTTTTTTTATTATTGTTTATATCTTTTAATTTGTACTTCTACTATCGATGACCATGGAAAATATCGTTCTATATATTCGCCTTTTTCTAATGATTCTTGCATTATATCCATTAATTTATTAATATCATTTAAATCTTCGTTATTATCTATTTCTACTCCTTTAAAACTTATATAATTTGCCTCCGTTAATAAATGTGTTGTTGTGATAAATTTTTTATATTTTGTTTTATATTTTACCTCTATAATCGAAAAAGTTTTTATTTTAAAATTTTCACTCATTACCACTCCATTTTACCTGTTTTTTTATTCTCATCTATATACTCTAATGAATCTCCAGTATTTCCCTTGTCAGATAATTTATATGATAAAAGTTGATCTCTAAACATAAAATATGCAGCTTTTAATGTGTCTCTTTTCTTTTCATGAAATAATTTTGTACTTTTTACCTTCTCAACCATTAACTTCATTTTATTATATTCTTCATCAACCTCGGATGAAGCCTTCCGCATTTCAACTGTTATTCTTCCTTCTTTTGGAAGTTTTGCATTTATATAAGCATCAGCTCTCGCTTTATCTCTTTCAACCTCATATAAAGTCGTAATAATATGTAATTTAGGTATCCACTCATCACATATATTAAGACCTCTTATTGAAAGTCTAAGTAATTTTAAACAATTGTCATAATCCAACACACCATCAGACGGAAGAGAATTGGCTATTTTTTCTAATTCTAATCTATCTTTAAGATAACTTTCATTATCAAAATCTGATACATCAGAAGACAATCCTATCTTCTTCATTAGTTTTTCTAAATTAGCCGTCATAAAATTATTCCTATTTTTTATCTTTTAATATTTTTAATTGCTCATCCACTTCTTTTATTTTATTATCTAATATTTTATTCTTGGCTCTAATTTTCTTAAGTTCATTGTTTACTTCACCAGTTATAGCCCTAAGCCATTGATTTTGCATTAAACTTAATAAAAATAAAATTATCTCTAAAGATGATTGTCTGTTTCCTAAAGATTTTATATATATAACTCTACCATTATCATTAGTTTCAAATAAATCTAAAAATAAAGTTTCGCCTTTTCTATAAGGAGTATCATAAGATCTACAAAGTTGTTTATATTCTTCATATTCATATTCAGTCATAGAAACTTTTTTATTACAAATTTCTCGTGGTTGTTCTATTGGTTTTCTTGGCATGTTAACTACTCCGTCTAAAACCAGCAGGGTTTCCAGATCTTGATACAGCACCAATACCTTCAGCTATATTTTTTTGAATACGTAACTGTTTTTCTCTATGTTGTTCTAAAAACGCTCTCGCTTTAGCTGTGTCTGTATTGTTTGAATTACTTTCTACTTTTAATAAACTATTTATATCTTCTATTGATCGATCTACATCATCACTATAATCATCATCAATAAAACCATCTTCAAATGTTGCTTCGCCCATATCTTCAGTTATATCCCCACCACTATTTAAAGCTTTTCTTTTAACAGCTTCAGCCTCTTTTATTTTATCTATATCATATCCGCCACGCTTAAAAAAATCAGAAACTTTATTAATATTACCATTTGTATTAGATACTGTTTTGTTATTTTTATCATGAAACTTTTCTACAGGCATACAATCACCTATCTTTTGTAATCTATAATTACAAACAATCCAACCAGCTACACCAACAGCATCATTAGGCATTTCTTTTAACGCCTCACTTAAACCATCAATAAGTTCTTGTTGCTCTTCACTCATAATAGTGCCACCGCAACCAGGACACTCATTTTTAATTACTGCGTTTTTCCATTCTGATGAAATTTCTGCACTACAATCATTACAAATAAAATTACCCATAAAACCTCCTACTATATATATAACATTAATTTTAAATATTTTTCATTCTATTATAGATAATATATCATCCTCAACATCTTCAGATTTTATTTCTTTTATTTTTTTAGATGAAACCTTTGAAATTATTAATTTCTTTTGTTCTATCTTTGTAGATATCTCTAATGGTAAAAATAAACCATAAATATCAGAACCTATAATAGATATTTCATTATTGTATCTTGAAATAGACCCAGAAATTCTTATACCAAAACCTTTTTCTATTTTATTTGTAGAAAGTTGATGCTCAAAAAGCATTTTTAATATTGATAAAGCTTCTGGAAATAAAACAATTCCTACTTGATCATCATATAAATCTTCCAATAACATTCTACAACATTCCTGACCAAATATTTTACTTGTCTCTTTTTTAACTTTGAAAAAGAATAAATCTTTAACTTCCCCTTCTAATATTACATTTGTTCTGTTTGGAAAGTTTTCAAGATCTGAAATATTACTAACAGAATTGTTTCCAGAAAATAAATTCTTAAAAGAATCCTTTTTTGTTCCAGTTAAAGATTCTCCTAAAAAGTGAGATTCTAAAGCTCTTATATTTTCAACATCCCATTCTTCTTTTGGTAATTCATATTCAAATTTTTTATCTGGATTTCTTTTAACCCAAGACATATATTTCTTTCTAAGATCAGAAACATACAAACACATAGATTTTCGAGTGTGATCAAAACAATCTAATGCCCCACAAGCAGATAAAGCTTGTATCGTTGGTGCTCTAACTTTTGAACTGTCTGTCCTATAAAGAAAATCTTCAAAACTACTAAAAGGTCTTTTTTCTATAATATCTTTAGCCGCAGGCTCTTTAACTCCATGTAAAGCGGAAAATCCAGTTATTAAAGTTTTTTCATCTATTAATCTATAATTTTCAAAAGATTTGTTTATATCTGGAGGAATAATATTAACTCCGTTTTTCCTTAAAGCATGTTTTATTTTTAAAATATTTTCTTTTGCTTTAGGAGCATTACTTTGAGTTTCAGAAATTAAGTTAGCAGTCATAAATTCATTAAAATAATTAGCTTTTAAATAAGCTGTATTTAAAGATGTCATTGAGTACAGTATTGCATGAGACTTATTAAAAGCATACCCAGATAAAGGTATAATCCATTCATTCCATATTTTTTCCGCAAATTCCTTTGATATTTTAGAGTGCTCCATAGAATCTTTAATAAAATCATTATATAACTCTTCTAAAATCTTTTTACCTTTTTTCTTTAATTTAGAAATTTTACGCATTTTGTCAGCTTTTTGAAGATCCCATCCACAAAAATCGTGAGCTAACCAAAGAAAAGCTTCTTCAAAAATACAATATCCCATGGTATCTTTAATTGCTCTATTTAAATTAGCATGAGGAATAACAACTTCTTCTCTACCAAATCTTCGTTCAATATATGATTTCTTAACATCCGGAGGAACTCCAGGTCTTGCTAAAGAAGTAATTACAGCAAGATCTTCTAAACTTTTTGGTTCGATTAATTTACATAAATTAATAGTTCCACCGCTTGTACCAAACTGAAATACTCCAAAAGTATTTCCGTCTGAAATTAAATCATATGTATCATTATAGTAAGTATCAAAATCAATATTTTTTGGAACTTCTTTTCCTAAAGATTTTATTATATCTTTAGTATTTTTAACTATGTTTAATGTTTCTAATCCAAGAAAATCTATTTTAACTAAACCATTTTCTTCTGTTTTTGTTTTTTCCCATTCCAAAGCTAAAGTTCCATTATCATCTAATCTTAGAGGAACAAGACCTTTTAAGTTATTCTTACCAATAACGACACCAGCAGCATGCGTTGCAAAGCTTCTTATATTTCCAACTAACTGTTCACAATATTCTTTTATTTCAGGTCTTTCTTTTACAAATTCGGCAAATAATTTAGATTCTTTTATTGCATCATCTATATTTCTTGCTTCGTTAGGTATTGTCTCTGTTATATTTTTTGCTATTTTAAAAGCATCCGCTCTACTTCCACCAATTTCTAACGAAGTCATAACATCTGTTATTACAACTTTAGGCGTAAATGTTATAAAATTACTTACATGAGCAACGTAAGTCTTACCATATTTTTCTTCAACATATTGTAATACTTTTTCTCTACCAATTCCAGATACATCGTTATCGATATCTGGGTACTCCTTTTTATGTTCATTTAAAAATCTTTCAAAAATAAGCCCATATTTTATAGGGTCTGCGTTATGTATATCTAACAAATACCCAACCAAACTTCCACCAACAGAACCTCTACCATATCCAATAGGAATATTATTGTTTCTTGTCCAACGAAGAAAATCTGCCGTTATAAGCATATAAGAACTAAATCCTAATTTTTCATAAACATCAAGCTCTTTATAGTACCTTTCTTTATATTCTTTTTCTTTGTTTTTAGGAACAAGTTTATCCCAATTCTTTTCACACCAAAACCTCATATATTTTTTATCTTCATCTAAATCTTTTAGATCTTCACGGGAATCTTTCCATTTTTTAAAATCATTATAACTATCCTCACTTTTAACATCAAAAGTTGGTAATTGAACTTTATCTTTTGTTAACACATCAGTCTTAACCCAGTTTGGTTTTTCACACATATCAGATACTATTAATGTATTATCACATAATTCATTGGCTACACTTTCTACATAATTTCTTTTAAAGAAAGATACAACATCTTCTCTTGTGTGTAAATATAATTGAGGGTAATCAAATTTTGGACGAGATTTATTTCTTAAACTTCTACCTGAACTAATAGACATTAACATATCTAAAATCTTATGTTGTTCTTTATTTAAATATCTTGAATTGCTTGCAGCTATAGGAGTTATATTTAATTTTCTTGCAACTTCTAAAGTTTTATAATTTGTTAATGTTTGATCAAATAATTTAAATTGAAGATTGTTTGGTTGTAATTCAGCAAACAAATTCTCTTCAAAAATATTTTTTAATCTTTCAGCATTTTTATATACTTTACCATAATCTCTATAAACCATATCATAAGCAAGTATTCCTTTATAATTTCCGGTTAAACAAATTACCCCTTCGTTATATTTTTCTAACATATTCCAATCTATTGTTGGAGTTTTATTTAATCTATAATCAAAAGAATCTATATTTAACTTTAATAAATTTTGATATCCAATTTTATTTTTCGCTATTAATACAACATTTTTTTGCTCTATCTTTGGTTTATTTTTTATACCTCCATCTAAAAATTCTTTTATTGGATTTACATCATCAACAAAAGAATATTGACAACCAACAATTAATTTTATTTTTTTTCTTTGAGAGTGTTTATACGCTTCCCAAATTCCTCCAAAACTAAAAGAATCTGTAATCGCAACAGAAGGCATATCTAACTCTATAGCTTTATTAATAAGATCTACAGGTTTAACTATAGATCTAAGCATACTATACATAGTATGATTGTGTAGTGATACGTAAGAATTATTCATTTTACCTCTATTTGTTTCTTTTCAAATCTAAAAAGAATTTGATTTAAGAATATTATTTTTCCAATTTTTTAATAACAATTTCATTTCATTCAAACTAAGATTATTCTTAATTAAATTAGCTTTTCTTGAAACGAAAATAACATTACCTTTAACATAACCTTTGTTTGGAATTAATCTATCTAATGTAGGTTGAAACTCTGAATTTTTTTTATTAATAAACATTACATTAGACAAAATACATCTATTATCAATAGGAAATATTTTTTTTAAATAATCTACATCTAAATTAAAATTTAAATTTTTAATTTTAGATTCATATTTCTTATTATTAATAACTTTTTTTAAATTTAAATTACTTTTATAATCTAATTTATTATTTATTTTAATTCCAAAAATCATAACAATTTGTAAATTCTTAACTATATTATTATATTCTGCAATTGTAGCATTATTTTTTGATCTATTTGCTTTATCAGATATAATTTGAATATTATCTTTAATATAACCTTTTGTTGAATCTTTGCGGTCAATTGTAAAAGAATTATCTTTTTTTATTATATTATTTGTACTTAAATTAATCTCTAAAAGATAACATTTTAAATTTTTAGGTATTAATTTTTTAACATCATCAATAGTTATTGTGAATTTTATATTTTTTATATTTGCTCTTTTAAGAGCATTATGCCACAAATAACTTGCCAAATTTATATTTTTTTTATTAATTATAAATTCTTTATCCTAAATGCAAAGAAAACCCCTCCCTTTAGGGAGGGGATGAATTTGCAGATTTTAATCATTAAAAAGTTAAATTAGTTGACAAGAATAAAGTTTTTAATATGAATAAAGTAATATCTAATAAATAGAAAAAGTTATGGTTTTAAAAGCTTACAAATATAGAATATATCCTAATAAAGACCAAAAGATTGCTCTTTCGCAATCTTTTGGTTCTTGTAGATATATCTATAATAAAGGCTTAACATATAAAATAGAAAAGTATAAAAATGATAAAGAGTCTGTTTCTTATAATAAGTTAAACTCTTTACTAAATGATCTAAAACAAGATATAGATTGGCTAAGGCTTCCGCCGAGCCAATCCTTACAGCAGTCTTTAAAGAACCTTGATGTCGCTTATAAAAACTTTTTTGGAAGAAACAAGAAAGGACTCCCTAAAGGATTTCCTAAGTTTAAAAGAAAGTTTGATAAACAAAGCCTAAGTTTGCCTCAAGGAGTCTCTTTAGACTTTAAAGACTCTAAAATCACATTACCTAAAATAGGTAGAGTCTTTGCTGTTCTTCATAGAAAGTTTGAAGGTAAAATCAAAACATGCACAGTTTCTAAAACCAAAACTAATAAGTATTACTGTTCGGTTTTGGTTGAGAATGATGAAGTCATTCCAACCAAAACTCCTATAAAAGATATTACAGATAAAGACGTAATAGCTTTAGATGTACGAATATCTCATTTCCTTACAGACTCTAAAGGTAATAAAGTAGAAAATCCTAAGTTTTATCATAGGAGTTTAGAGAAGATAAAGAAATTACAAAGAAAACTTTCTAAATTAAAGAAGAAATCTAAAAACTATTCTAAAATGAAGCTTCGCATAGCGAAGCAACATGAGTATATTTCTAATTGTAGAAAAGATTTTCTACA